CAGGGAACGCAAGGAAATAATGGCTCGCAGGGTACAACTGGCACTGGTTTACAGGGTTCTATTGGACCCCAGGGTACTACAGGCACATCTGTTCAGGGCATACAGGGAATCATTGGAACAGCAACGCAGGGATCAACTGGTGCGCAGGGCACTACTGGCAGTTCAATCCAAGGCATTCAGGGGTTAACTGGTAGTCAGGGAACAACAGGGTCAACGGTCCAAGGATCTACTGGATCACAAGGTTCTACTGGGACTACTACGCAAGGCATACAGGGAATACAAGGTATACAGGGTCTTTCTGTTCAGGGAATTCAAGGCATACAGGGAAAACAGGGAATTCAGGGTATACAAGGCGCAACTGGTATTGGGACGCAAGGTGCCAGTGGAAGTCAAGGTACCACTGGTACGGGGGCCCAGGGCACATCAGGAACTAATGGCACTCAGGGTATACAGGGTATTATTGGAAACCAGGGTACAACTGGTGCCAGCATACAGGGTTCTTCTGGCACAGATGGTAGCCAGGGACTTACAGGTTTACAGGGAACTAATGGGGCATCAATACAGGGCATACAGGGACTACAGGGAACTACTGGGTCGTCAATTCAGGGTGCCACTGGGTCTCAGGGAACTACTGGAACAGCAACACAGGGCAGTGCTGGATCACAAGGAACGTCTGGCACTAATGGATCACAGGGAATCACGGGTAGTCAGGGGACTAGTGGCACAAACGGCAGTCAAGGAACAACGGGATCGCAGGGTGCTACTGGAGCAAGTATTCAGGGCTCAATAGGAAGTCAGGGTACTTCTGGAACCAATGGGTCACAGGGTACGACAGGTACAACAGGTGTTCAGGGAACAACTGGAGCGTCAATACAAGGAACTACTGGAAGTCAGGGATCTACTGGTTTGCAGGGTATCCAGGGTATTCAGGGTATTAGTATTCAAGGATCTACTGGTACCGCTACTCAGGGTATTCAGGGGTTACAGGGAACATTTGGAATTCAAGGTAATGCAGGTTCATCTCAAGGTATACAAGGATTACAGGGTTTTACTGGTAGTCAAGGGACTACTGGAACTGCCACTCAAGGAATACAAGGAATACAGGGGATACAGGGGTCATCTGTTCAGGGTGTTCAAGGACAATCTGGTACGTCCCAGGGTATACAGGGAATACAAGGTTTAACGGGAAGCACTATACAGGGCACTACTGGAACACAGGGCACTTCAGGAACCAATGGATCTCAGGGTGCCACAGGATCGCAAGGAACTACTGGATCTTCCATACAGGGAATACAAGGTATTCAAGGAAAACAGGGTACAACAGGATCTCAGGGCACTACTGGCACTGGGTCTCAAGGGACATCTGGAACCAATGGATCTCAGGGTGCCACAGGATCGCAAGGTTCCACTGGTACAGGGTCTCAGGGAGTCCAGGGACTCCAGGGAATACAGGGATTATCTATTCAGGGATTACAGGGTATACAGGGAATTACTGGACCTATAGCGGTTGTATTACCAGTAGCTGATGGTACGTCAACAGGACCATATACAAGTTCATTTAACTCAGGATATTCAAGTTCTGCAATTGGAGATTTGGTTTATTTAGATTCCTCTGCTACCTGGCAAAAATGTGACAATGGAACATCAGAGGCAACATATGGTGGATTTCTGGGTATAGCATTAGAAGTAAAGGCAGCGGCAAATGCATTAAAAGTGGCACTTCCGGGGTCATATGTTTATGCCACAGCTTTTCCTACATTAACCGTAGGATCGAAGGCGTGGATGGATGCTGCCGGGGCAATAGTAGTGACAAGGCCAGACGCGTCTAACCATGTAAACAGGGTTGTTGGATGGGGCGTAAATGCTGACATACTATTCTTTTATCCGAGTCCAGATTACACAACAAAAGTTTAAGTTATGGCAGTATCATATGTAAGCAGTAGTTCGAATAAATCAACAACAACGTCAGTTGTCATACCAGCTCCTGCTGGTATTCAGAATAATGATATTTTAATGTGTATTGTATCTGCATTACATTCAGGGGGAACGGCTATTGGCGACTGTACATATCCCGCTGGATGGACACAGTTGGCACTACAAACTGATCTAGCCACATATTACACACTCTCTATTTTATATAAAAGAGCATCCAGCGAATCTGGTGATTACACATTTGGATCTACTTCTGCTAATCAGATGCAGGGAGCTATTGGATTATATAGAGGTTGTTATACTACGGGAAGTCCAGTTGACACAGGGTCGTCAACACTATATACTACCAATAATACAACAGTAAGAGGGGCAACTGTTACCCCAACATACAATAATGGAATGTTAGTGTTCGGGGGAGGTTATTCACTTGCAGGAACCATTTCATTAACTACACCTGCTGGTATGAATGCCAGACAGAGCCAGGCAAATGCCAACAGCATTATTCACCTTGATGATTTAGCATATACCACTGCAGCCGCAACTGGCAATAAAGATGCTACGGCAGGTGCTAATTGTACTCTCAAACATGCATTTATGGCATGTTTAAGAGCTGCTCCAGTTACTTCAAACATAAAAGACATCAATGGTCTTGCATATGCATCGTTAAAAGATTCAGATGGATTGGCGATGGCAAGTGTAAAAGATGTTAATGGATTAGCATAAGTCAATTATTTTTCGTATCTTTGCAGAAATAATTTATAAGAAATTATGAATGAGGAATTGAAGAATTTTGCAAAGACTGTTATTGATAACGGAGGGAAGATCAGACCACTAATTGTCCCGTTTGAATTATCCCACGGCACGGGACAAACTAACCCATCAATACTCTTAGACGGGGAAAACATTTTAGTTAATCTAAGGTGTGTTCAGTATGTGATACTACACGCAGAAAATACCCAAGAGTTTTCTAGCCGATGGGGTCCTCTTGCATATATGAATCCAGAAAGTGACAGACATCTCACAACAACAAATTTCATACTAAAATTAGATAATGACTTATCTGTCATAAAAACAGATAAGGTAGACACATCAAAATTAGATGTTACTCCACTTTGGGAGTTTATTGGATTAGAGGATGTTAGGCTAACTAAATGGAATGATAAATATTGGGCGTGTGGAGTTAGAAGAGATACTACGGATAATGGCGAAGGACGCATGGAAATGTCTGAAATAGAAATTACTTCAGATGGTGTAAAAGAAATTAATAGATATAGAATTCAACCCCCAGTTAAATCGTACTGCGAAAAAAATTGGATGCCAGTTCTGGATAAACCATTCCATTTTGTAAAATGGACAAATCCAACAGAAGTTGTCGAGGTAGATATTGATACACTTAGTTCTAAAACTGTACATTTGAGTGCCGATATTATTCCTTTAAATAGTGATTTAAGGGGTGGTTCATCAGTCATTCACTGGGGAGACAAATATTATGCAGTGGTTCATGATGTATATTTGTTTAATAACGAATTGGGTCAAAAAGATGCGTTCTACTGGCACAGGTTTGTGGTCTGGGATGAGGACTTTAATCTTATAAGGGTGACAAAGAGATTTAATTTTATGCAGGCAAGGGTGGAGTTTTGTTGTGGATTGGCGATAACAGATGATAAGGTGTTGATGACATTTGGATATCAAGATAATTGTGCATATATAATGGAGATGCCATTTAAATTCTGGGAGGATTTTGTATGGAACAATTAATATACAAATATATAAATAATCCAGAAGATGCAAGATCAAACTTTGATCTTGCCTTTTCATATTTGGATATAAAACATTATGCTGGAGCCATATCTCATTTCCAGAGATGTGCAGAGTTTGGTAACAAGATAGATGATGCACTGATAATCTATGAGTCATTGTTACAGATATCCCTATGTTTCAAAGTTTTAGGTGATAGGAGATTTATAGAAGAGGGATATCTATTACAGGCTGTCGCCTTTATGCCAAATAGATTCGAGGCTTATTGGCTTTTAAGTAGATTTTACGAAACGCAATATAGATGGCAGGAATCATATACTATGGCATGCATGGGATTACATTTTGCTAAGGAGAAGTCTCCAATGAAAATTGGATATGAGAAATATATGCTTGTTTTCCAAAAGACAATTGCTGCATGGTGGATTGGTAGGCAGTTAGAATGCAGGAGACTTTTGTTTTCTCTTCCAGAATATCCTTTAAATGAGGAATATAGGAAATCTGTACAGCAGAATATGAGCAAAATAGGAAGTGGTCCAGATCCATTTCTTCCATATACCAAAGATAAATTCGACAAATTAATATTTAAATTTAAGGGATGTGAGACTATTGAAAAAAATTTCTCCCAGACATATCAGGATATGTTTATCTTATCCGTATTAGATGGTAAGCGTGGTGGATATTATCTGGAGATAGGATCTGCAGAACCTTATCTTGGAAGTAATACAGCACTTTTGGAACATAGTTTTGGATGGGATGGTGTATCAATAGAAATAGATGAGAAATTTATAAAACCATTTAAAAGTTACAGAAAAAACCCAGTGGTATGCAGGGATGCCACGGAGATAAACTACTCTAAGTTCATTAAAGGTATGACGGACAGAAAGGTTATAGACTATCTCCAACTAGACTGTGAACCACCAGAGACAACTTATAACATACTGTTATCTATTCCATTTGAACAATATAAGTTTAGGGTTATCACCTTTGAACACGATTACTATGCTGATGCGTCAAGAAAATTTAGAACGTTATCTAGAAAATTTTTAAAATCACAGGGATATCTACTTGTAGTCAGCAATATATCCCCTAATGAAAATAGTCCCTTTGAAGATTGGTGGGTATGCCCAGATATAGTAGATATGAAAATTGTAGACAGGTTAATGGCAAATAATGATTCCATTAAACAGGCAGAGATGTATATGCTGGGATATTATAAAGACAATACACTACAGCTATAATAGGGTATTATATTTGGTGTGTTTGGATATATGAAAAATTTAACATACTTTTGTGAAACTCCTTAAATTCCAAAGATGGCAAAGACATATTACGTAGCTACGACAGGTAGTGACAATAATGCTGGAACAACGGTAGCTCCATTTGCAACCATACAAAAGGCCGCAAATGTTGTAGTTGCTGGTGATACGGTGATAGTAAAAGATGGAACCTATACTACAACATCAACAATAGGCACCAATATAACGAAAACTGGCACATCGTCTAGTCTTATAACTTTCAAGGCTGAACATAATGGTATGGCGGTTTTAACTGGAAATAATATTGGTAGTTATTGTTTTGTGTTAGGTGCTGGCGTATCATATATAAATTTCATTGGATTTGAAATTAAAAATTTTATATGGTTTGCCATTAATTTAAATAACACCTCTAATCCCAATACACATATTACGTTGACCGACAATATCATACATGATATTGGCAGGGTATGCGATGACAGTAATCAGGGGCATTGTGGTGTGTATATGCACAAGGCGACGTATGTTACTTTTGAGAGAAATTTCTTTCATGATATAGGTCGTTATGAGCCAGGTGAAAGTGGTTGCACAATGACAACCGAGAATTATAAAAATCACGATCAGGCTATTTATATAGATGGGGGTGATTCAATATCTATTAGATATAATGTGTTTTACAATTGTAACAGGGGATGGGCAATCCAAGTATACAGTGGATCTAGTTATACTTTAACTAATTTAAATGTATATAATAATACCTTTGCATATGGCAATACTTACAGGGATGGTGGTCATATCACAATAGCTGGTACCCTTACCACTGCAAATATAAAAAACAATATTTTTTATGGTCAGATTCGTGCGGGTATTGCTGTTGATGTTGCATATTATACATACACTAATGTAGTTATAGCCAATAATATCGCCTATTATGAAGATGGTGATATTGTAACAGCGACTAAGACTGGTATAACACTTACAAATAATTTAGCAGATACTGATCCTAAGATGGTTAGTCCAGGAACTCATGACTTCACATTGCAGTCTAATAGTCCAGCCATAAACGCTGGATTGAATGTTGGTCTCACGACTGATGTTGTTGGCAATGGAATAGTTGGGTTACCAGATCTTGGGGCATATGAATATCAATCAGTTTTCTATAATACTATACAAACAGGTACTGCCACAAAAAATAATTGTGGGGCAGGATATACTGGTTCTACTGTCACGTATACAGTACCAGCACATACATATAGTTCTATTACCAGTCAGGTAGATGCAGACAATCAGGCAATAGCTGATGTTGCTGCTAATAAACAAACGTATGCCAATACCAATGGCACCTGTACGTTAATACCAGTATATTATAATGTTGCCACATCTGGAATAGCAACTAGAAATAACTGTGCAGAAGGTCAGACTGCATCATCCGTAACATATACTGTATTGGCTGGAACATATTCTTCCATCATTTCTCAGTCAGATGCCAACGCACAGGCAGCAGCAGATGTGAATGCCAACAAGCAGGCATATGCGAATACCTATGGCACCTGTACCACTCCTCCTCCAGTAACATATCACAATGTTGTGGCTAGTGCCACGGCAACAAGAAATAATTGTTCTGCAGGATATAGAGGGTCAACTGTAACATACACGGTAGCAGCTTCAACATATTCTTCTTTGGTGTCACAGGCAGATGCCGATGCCCAAGCACAGGCAGACTTATTGGCTAACAAACAAACATATGCAAATACCAATGGTACTTGTACGTTAATTCCAGTATATTATAACACTCAGGTGTCTACCTCTGTTAATAGAAATAATTGTGGTGATGGATATATAGGCTCCTTAGTTACATATACTATTCCTGCTAATACTTATTCATCAACTATTTCACAGTCAGACGCACAGTCTAAGGCAACTACAGATTTATCTGCAAATGCTCAATCTTATGCGAATTCGAATGGAACATGTACCGCCACTCCAGTTTATTGGAATGCACAAGCTTCTGGTATAGCCACGAGAAATAACTGTGGAATTGGATATACTGGATCTCAGGTTACATATGTAGTTGCGGCCAATACATATAGTTCCACTGTTAGTCAGGCTGCCGCTGACGCTCTTGCGTCTACAGATGTAAACAACAATAAACAGGCGTATGCTAATCTAAATGGTGTATGTACTGAAATTCCACCAGTAATATATTACAATAGCCAGGTGTCGGCGACCGCCACAAAAGACGATTGTGGCAGTGGATATGTGGGATCTGTGGTTACTTATACTGTTCTTGATAATGTATATACATCTGCTATATCTCAGTCTGATGCTGATGCTCAGGCTCAAGCAGATCTTACTACTAACAAACAAGCTTATGCCAATGCAAATGGAACATGTACAGTTGCACCATCTACGAAATATTATAGTAAACAGGTATATGCTGTTGTAACAAGAAACAATTGTAGTTCTGGATACAAGGGTTCATCTGTAACATATATAGTTCCAGCAAAAAAATACAGTTCTTATATATCCCAGGCTGACGCACAAGCCAAGGCTACAGCAGATCTTGCTGCCAATAAACAGACCTATGCCAATGCGCATGGTAGATGCACGTTAATTAGAAGAACATGATAATTTAAAATATCATAAATGATAAACGAAAGAGGTTATTGGCAGTCAATGGAGGAGATAAATACTCACGAGTTTGATAAGACACTATGTGGTGCTATAATAGAAAGATACAAAGATACCGGCACTCTCGTTGACATAGGATGTGGTAACGGTGCTTATGTGTTTAATTTTTCAAATAGTGGTATAAAATGTAAGGGTTATGATGGTTCACCTCTTACTGAAAAAATAACGTATGGAATATGTGAAATAAAAGATTTTTCAACAGATGTTGAAATAGGAAAATATGACTTAGTTTTAAGTCTCGAAGTGGGTGAACATATACCATCTAAATATGAACAAATATTTATTGATAACATCTGCAACGCTGCAAAAAATCTTATAATCCTTAGTTGGGCTGTAGAGGGACAGGGTGGCACTGGACATTTTAATGAACGCAATAATGACTATGTGATAGGTGAATTTGCAAAAAGGAGATTTATATTTGACAATGAACAATCATCATATCTTAGAATAAGAAGTTCATTGCCATGGTTTATTAATACGATAATGGTCTTCACACGATGAAAGATGTAACTGCAATATTTTTTTCCTGTACACGTCTACATCTTTTAAAGCAGACAGTAGGGGCTTTTGTGGCATCAAACACCTATCCTGTTAAGGAGATTATCATAGTAAATGATTCAGGAAATGATAAAATACACGACACACTAAAACACGACTATCCTGATTTTACTTTAGTATTACATGAAAAAAATGTAGGACTGATGAAAAGTATTGACTTAGGTTATTCTCATATTAAGACACCATATTTTTATCATAGTGAGGATGATTGGTGCAATAATGGTAAGGGCGGTTTTATTGAGAAATCTCTTAAGATAATGAAATCTAACCCAATTATTGAAAATGTATGGCTTGCCAATATGAATAATCATGGTTTTTATTCTGAAATTTATTGTGCAGATAAAACACCTTACCATCTTGTCAAAGAAAATCAGAATGGATGGCACGGATTCGCTACTGCATGTGGGTTAAAAAGTTTAAAAGCTTATATGGATGTTAGGTTATACAGTAATATCCCGACAGGAAATAATATTTGGGAATGGGAACGTAATATTGGAGAGGTTTATCATCAACTTGGATATAAATCGGCAATATTGCTGGATGAATACGTGACAAATATAGGAATAGGACAATCTGAATATACAGGAACAAAAATCTTCTAAATGAAAATTGAAACTTTTATACTGGCATGGAATGAGGAAAGATTGATCTCTTATACTATGAGACATTATTCTCAATTCTCCGACGTTGTCATCTTATCTAATAATACAACTGATAATCAAAATAAGATAGCCAAATCTTTGGGAGCTAAAGTATGGGAATTTAATATGCCCGACGTAATAGACAACCAGTGGTACATAGACCTAAAAGATAATATATGGAAGGTATCTCTCGCTGATTGGGTTATCGTTGTTGATGCCGATGAGTTTGTTTATCATCCTAACATTGTTGGAATCTTAGAAAATACCCAAGCGACGATTTTCAAACCTCAACTATTTAATATGTTCTCCGAGAACTTTCCTGTGACTCAGGGTCAGATATACGAAGAAGTTACAGATGGTATCGAAGGTGGGGCTAAAGTCAATCTTTTTCGTCCTAAAGAAATCAAGGAAATCAACTACGCCCCCGGATGCCATTCATCAAATCCTGAAGGAAATCTGATATGGGGAACAGAAAAAATAAAGACACTTCATTTCAGAAATCTAGGAAAAGATTATATTTTTAATAGGAATAAAATATATTCTGTCCGAAGGTGTGAAAATGATAAAAAAAACGGTTGGGCCATTCATTACGTTTCTTCAGATGAAGAAACAGGCAAGTGGTTCGATGATAATTTTGCATTGGCAGAAAAAATTATATGACATTGAAGGTTATAGTAGTGGCATATGAAAGACCAATTCCATTAATGATACTTATCAGTAGTTTCTTGGTACAGACTGATGGAAGATGGCAATTGCACATTATATACGATGGACCAGTGCCCTCATATATAAACGACGTTATTAATTTTTACAATGACAAAAGAATTTATTTTACACATTCAGATAAGAGAAACGGTAGATTTGGACATCCCAACAGAAGACAGGCGTTGATGAATTTAACGGGAGAAACTGATGATTATGTTTTATTAACCAATGATGATAATTATTATGTTCCTACTTTCATTGAGCAGATGTTATCTATGACAGATGATAATACTGGAATTGTGTTCTGTAATACTGTTCACTCATATATAAATTATGCAGTTCACGAAAGTTCACTTTTTGAATGTGGCATTGATATGGGAGCGTTTATAGTAAAATATCCTATTGCGAAAAAGATAGGTTTTAATTATATGCACGAAACTGCAGATGGTAGATATGCAACAGAATGCAGTAACTATTGCGTTATGAATGATTTAAAGACTATTCACGTTAAGCGTCCATTATTCGTTCACAATTAAATGATGATGTTATGATATGGTTTTTCACTCCATACAGTTTTGAGAAAAAATTATTCGAAGCATACGACAATTATATAGGTTTGATTAATAATGTCGATGATTGGATATGTCTGATGGATGGTGATATGGCATTTTTAAAAAATGACTTTGGAAATCACATACAAGAATATACTAATAAATACCCGGATACGGGTATGTTTATTTGTTATGGTAGCAGAAGCCCATATTCGTTTCAAGTACATCCCGAGGTCAATCAGGATAGTGATTCCATAAAGAGCATATATTTAAAGTCCGATGAACTACACGACAATAACCACTTAGATGTTGAACCTATAGAGAAACATGTTGCTGGGTTCCTAATGGTCATAAAAAAATCTACATGGCTGAAGTATCGCGATGAGATTTCCAGATTAGCAATATCTAGAAATATTTTGGGGGTTGATACGGCCATTTCTTATGTGTTACTGAAACATAGCGAGAAAATATTATTAATGCAAGGTCTTAATGTGTTTCACTATTTCCGTCAGTATGTTAACGAAAAAGTATTTAAGAAGACATTTGATGTACTATATGTACTTGGTACAGGGTCTAAATGGAATAACAATGAGATAAAAGTCAGTCTTCGCAGTCTTGAAAAATATTGTGGTGGCTTTGGGAAAATTTTTATTGTCGGGGAGTTTCCATCGTTTCTTTCAGACGAAATAATACACATACCTTCAAAAGATATTTTCGACCCAAGGATTAATGCTGACGGTAACATAATTCATAAGGTCTTGGAAGCGTGTAAAGACGAACGTTTATCTGACGATTTTCTGTTCATAAATGATGATCATATATTTATGAAACCAATAAACATAGAGGATATCCCATCGTATCATAAAGGTAATATATATAACGCTATTTTATCGGAAGATAACCTATGGCATAGAAGGTTGATTAGAACTGCTGATGTACTGTCTAAAAATGGATACACCACATATCACTATGATTGTCATGTCCCCATGGTATTTAATAAAAGGCATTTTATAGATGCTATGTCTATATATGATTATTCGTCTGACATAGGATATACGATAAAAAGTCTATATGGTAACATGGTACAACCACTAAATAGTGAATCATTAACTGGACAAGAAGGAACTATATTTAAAAAATTTAATATAAATTCTCTATATAATAATTATAAGGAGTGCACATTTTTAGCTTTCAATGATACGGGATTATGTGCTTCTCTAGTTAACTGGCTGAGGGATAAGTTTTCCCAGAAATCTAAATGGGAAACATAATGCTATTGCAAAATAGAATATTAATGACTATATTTGCAAAATTATTAATAATAAAATATAAAATATGAAATTGACAAATGGTGAAATTTTTGTGGTTGAAAATGGTTTAAGACTCGCTGTTGAGGAACTTAGAAAGTCTGCTGTTAAAAGCCTGGGCTTGAATACTGTAGTAGCTAGAAATTTAAAACTTGTATCTGATCTATGTCAGACATTTAGAAAAGAGATTAGTGAGTTTATGCCAGATGAACTTCGAAAGTTAAACGAAAAAAAAGATCAATTGTCTACTGATGAGATAGAGACAAAAGCTGATTTGACAAAACAATACAACGCTGAAGTGAATAAATTTTTAGAAGATGTATCAGATGTGGATTTTTTCAAATTAAACATTTCCATGGAATCCCTTTCAAATGTAGAACTTGGATACGACACCTCTAATATATTACAATTAATATTACTAGGAGAATAGATAATACTAATGTTTAAATATATTATAACATGGCAGTTAAGAAAATGAATGAAGATGCTGACATATCTATCTTACTAGATCAGCACAAACAGGAGTTGAGACAAGCATCAGAGGATGCTGTAAGGCTAATAGCAGATGCAGCATCATTAGCTGCTAAGGTTGTATTAGAAGCTGCGGCGGTAGCAGTAAAAGTTGTCAATGCAAAAGATGCAGAAGACCATGATCTATTGATTGAGTTAAAAACGATAATGGATTATGTCAGGTCTGATATAAGGGATTTAACAAATGGGTTATCTTCGAAGATATCAGAACTAGAAAAAAATAAGGTAGACAAGAAAGACTTTGAAGATCTAAAAAATGAGATACATACTGTCAGGGAAGATAGGGTAAAAAAGCTTGAGGATGGATACGCTCAGGTTATCATTTTAATGAATAACGTTAAAAATACTAATAAATGGTTCATAGCTGCTGCTGGAGCTTTATTTCTTGCCCTGCTTTATCATATATTTGGTATAGGAGTACACTAAAAAATACATTCAATGAAAACTAGCGACGTAGGAATTAAATTACTAAAGAATTATGAGGGATGTGTTTTACATCCATATATGGACGTGGCTAAAGTATGGACCATAGGATATGGTCACGCAATCGTTAATAATGGCAACCAATTAAAGGGTCCTGAAGATAAGGATCTTGCATTTAGTTTGTATCCTAATTTTAATATAGACGATGCAGAAAATCTATTAAGGATGGATCTTACAGATAGGGAGGGTAAACTAAGTAGGACCAATATTGATATTAATCAGGATCAGTTCGATGCGCTGATAGATTTCATTTATAACGTTGGATGGGGTGCTTTTTTAACATCTACCCTGTTAAAAAGGATAAAGCTGGGAATAGGAGATATAACTGAGGCTTTTCTATTATGGAATAAGGCAGGCGGAAAAGTTAGCCAAGGTCTAATTAATCGAAGAAAGTCTGAGGCATTATTATATACAACAGGAGAAATTAAATTCTTCGACTAAAAATTAAACTATGAAAATAACTTTTTTAAAGGAGCTGATTATACGGTGGAAGGCAGAGATACCTTTTTTCTGGTCTCAGGTGAGGAAGGTAGCCTTAATCGTCGTCAGTTCGTGTACTGCCGTATGGGTGGCAAATACCACGATGAATCTTGGACTTGATGATGTAGCTATGACTATCATCAAATATGTCATAGCATATGGTGCAGGTGTTGGTGTGGCTTCACAGTTCACCATAAAAGACCCATCCAATATATACGAAGAACAAAATAAGGGCAAATAACATGAAGAAATTATTAATCGGACTATTACTATTGCTGACAATGGGATCGTGTCTCACAGACGCTAAAATAGGTCGTAACTGCCAACGATTTGCACAGGTATGTGGAACTACTGTCAGTTCCACTTCTACCAAGAAAGATACCACCATTTTAGTTCATGACACTGTTACCGTTAAACTACCATCTGACACCGTAAAGATTAAGGAGACTGTCTACGTTAAAGATGGTATTGCTACTATGGCTCCAGTGACTAAAACATTTGGTATTGTATCTGCCACTGCTTCCATATCTAATAGTAAATTAGATCTATATGCTTGGATAAATAAGCCAAGCATGCTCTTTCCCCATACTGATACACTGAAGATACCGGGAGCTATACGAGAGACAGTGATTAATAAGGTTACCCCCGTTAAGTTTATTCCCAAGTTTTATAAGTTTACATTTTGGTTGTTTATTGCTGAATTGGCTGTTGGCATAGTAGTCCTATTAAAAAAATTTGGGATATTCGACCTGATTGGGTGGATAGGTAAAATCATATAGAGCATGGCAGTAGTATATATCCATAAGAGAAAAGATACAGGTGATGTTTTCTATGTCGGGATAGGTAGATCAGAACGTAGGGCATATGTTATACAGCATAGGAGTGAATGGTGGAAGAGGATTGTTAAAAAATATGGATATATAGTAGAAATACTATTAAGCGATATATCATGGGATGAGGCATGTGTTAAAGAAAAAGAACTTATTAATTTTCACGGAAGAGCCAATTTGGGAAATGGAACTCTTTGTAATTTGACAGATGGCGGAGAGGGTACTATTAATGTGATAGTTTCTGACAAAACCAGGCAAAAAATGTCTATATCACAGATAGGTAAACATCGTTCCACAAAAGGGACACATAGATCAGAACGGATTATTAATAAAATTCATGATAGGAATGCGATAGAAGCCTTGAAAAATAACGGTAATTTCATCAGTAAATATTACAAAAAATTATTTTTTAGCGATGGGACACCATATCCAGAAGAATGCTATTCTTGACTATCATATATTTTAGCGATAGATGGGGCTCAATTGACTATATGCGTTCCATTCATATACATTATCAGAAAAAATTTTGTTATCTTTGTACCATTAAAAAGAATTCGGCATGAGTAATTTATTGGAAAATTTGAATACAAGTATATTTGATGATGAGTATGTTCTTATAGATGAGGATATTACTCCATCAGAAGAAGAGAAACCCAACGAGGAGGCAACTCCAGAGAAAGTAGTTGGCAAAGAAGAGGACGAGGGCGAGGAATCCACCGAGAGTGGAAGTGAATCTTTGCCGAATCTATATTCTTCCTTAGCCAAAGCCCTTGGAGAAGAAGGATTCCTCCCCGACCTCAACGATGAAGATGTCAAGGCTATTGATAGTTTTGATAAGTTGGGTGACAGGATTAAACAGGCTAACAAGAAAACCTTAACAGAGTCACTTGGATTTAGTTTAGATAATGTTAACGAACTCAATGATTTACAGAAACAGTATCTTCAAGCATTGAATCAAGGTATCCCTGCGGAGACATTCGTTGAGGCAAAGAGAACTGAGCAATCTATAGATTCCATTACTGACGATCTCATCGAGAGCAATGAAGAGTTAAGGAAGAATATTATAATTGACGGTTATGTTGCAAAGGGTATAACACAGGCTAAAGCAGAGAAGATGGCTCAGATGCACATAGATCTCGCAGAAGATGTAGAAGAGGCTAAGGCTGCAAGAAACGAGATCAGGGCTGCAATACAATATAGGAATCAACAGGAATTTGAATATCAGAAGACATTATATGAGGAAAATATAAAACAACAAAAAGAATACGAAGAATCTTTAAGAAATTCATTTTACAATACTGATAAAATAGGGGAAACATTTGAGATTACCAGACAGTTGAAAGACAAGATGTATAGTGTTATAACAAAGCCAGTTGCTAAAACAGAAGATGGCACGTTGGTAAATGCTATAACCAAATATCAGATGGAGAATCCAATTGATTTCCAGCATAAAATGGCATGGCTGTATGCAATAACAGATGGTTTTAAAAAATTTGATACCTTTGTTACCACAAAAGCTAAAACGAAAGCGGCTAGAGAATTAGAGTCAGTATTGAATTCAACGAACTTTGATTCATTGGGGAACGTCTCCACCCCCGAACATGATGACGCAGCGATTTATGGAATTCGCGATTATAAATTTGACGAGGAGGCTTAACAATTTTTTTAAATTTTAATTAATTAACTATGAGTTTAGGTAAATTTCAAATGACTGCCCCTAAGGCGTGGCAGGGACTTACCGACAAAAACCATGTTAGGGCCATCTTTCACGGGCAACCTCAAGCGGCTGCCAAGAATATGATACAACTCCTGGCCTATAATCGTGGTAAATCGTTGGAGAACTATCTCTCCCAATTTCCAACCAAATATTTTGACACATCTGACGAATTTGTATGGCAACTTATCGGATCATCTAGGCGTAACATTCAGTTGGTGAAGGCAGTAAGTGCTGGATCAACTATTACGGGTAGTGACAATGGTGTAGGTGCTGTTAATACACGGTTCGACCTGTATTTTGCGGAAGATTGGTTTGCTGATGGGAATCAGATCGTTGGAGAAAAGAATGAATTATATCCATTACGTGTTATTGGCGATGGTCGTCCTGATGGTATGTATGCAGTATACACAGTAGAATTACTGGGTAATGTTACTGGTGGTATGCCAGGTGCCGAACTTGTCGCAGGTAAGAAGTTCTCTAAAGACTTCTCTCCAGTAGAAGAGAAAATGTCTCGCCAAGTTGGTGATATTCATTTTACCTCTCCTACATCTATGCGTAATGAATGGACTACTCTTCGTATAAAACACGAAGTTCCAGGTAATATTGATGACATGAAGATCCAGATGGGTATCCCTGTTGTTGACAAAGCTGGTAACAAAACCGTTATGAATGGGTGGATGCACTACGTTGACTTTAAACTAGAAGAGGAATTTTCTGAAGAGAAGAATCACGCCATCATCTATTCAAGGTCTAACCGTGACCAGGCTGGTGAATATCAGAATATTGGTAAGTCTGGTAACGTCATCAAGATGGGTTCTGGTATTCGTGAACAAATGGAGGTTTCTAACACCCAATATTATGGCAAATTCTCAATCAAATTGATTGAAGATATGCTTTACAGTTTAGCTCATGCTAAGTTAGGTATGGGTGAACGTCGGTTTATGTTAAGAACGGGTGAAGGTGGTGCAGCTCAATTTCATAAAGCAATCACTGACATAGCTACAGGATGGCTGGGAAGCGTAACCACCGGATCTCGTTTCGAGAATGGTGCTTCCATTAAGAGTGTGTCGTCTCAATTACATGACAATGCATTGTCTGTTGGGTTCCAGTTCGTTGAATGGCGTGCCCCCAATGGTGTCATTGTAAGTGTTGAGGTAGATCCTTTCTATGATGATCCAGTACGTAATAAGATCTATGCATCTGATTTTCGTGGATCAGTTATCATACCTGCAGAGTCATATCGTTATGATATTCTCTACATTGGTACTATGGATGAGCCGAATATTCAGATTGCCAAGATTAAAGGGCAGGAAGAAATTCGTGGTTATCAATGGGGTTTCCGTAATCCTTTTACTGGTGCTATCAACAATGACAATATGTCATTCGATGAAGACAAGGCTGTTATTCACAAACAGTGTACTCTTGGTGCTTTGGTTTTAGATCCGTCTCGTACGGCTAGTTTAATACCTATTGAGCTTGCATAATTAACAAGGAAGGGGGCAACCCCTTCCATTTGTTTTATTTTTAAAAATATCATATGGCAAAGAATGATAATAAGGAAGAACAGACGCTGACGAATTGTTTAGAACAAAAGAGATTGGTGATTAAATTTTATCCTCGTCCAAGAGGGTTTATTACTAATCCAAAACATATTTTGTATGGTGGAATGATGGAGGGTGCCTGTAGGATACTGTCCACCCCATTACTGAAAAATGGTGACTATAAGAATGTATTAACCAATGATGAAAAAGCTTTTTTGGAAGACTATATGGGTCTTGGAAAAGATGGACTTAGTGTTTACAAAAAGGAAAATAACTATTGGGATTCTATTAAGATAAAACTAGAGAAGGGTGAAAACTTTTTCGATCTATCATCTCCAGAGGATTATATAAAAGCCAAGGTTGTTTTATCTCATGAGAATATTGTAGCCCCTTCTATTGATGAAGTTAATAACAGGGTGACATATATGTTTTATGCAGTAAGAGATGGTGAAAGAGAACAAGAAAGTCATCGTAAGCTTACCGCCAAACAAGAAGCATATAAGTTATACGGAAGATTTGAGGAAGATCGTGATGTACTTGGATATATCTGTAAGGTTGTCAGGGGCGCAAATGTTTCTGAGAGTACCAAGTTATCTACTCTCCAGGGTTGGATGGGAGATATCATAGAAGGTCAGACCAAGGAATTCGTTCAGGTTGCTAGCGATAAACAACTTAAGACTAAAATGTTGATTGATAAAGGTGTAAGATGTGGTGCTGTAAGGTTTGTCGATGGTCAGTATTATACTGATGAAGGCAAGCCACTGTCAACTGAGGGTAATGCCTCACTTGCCGCCGCCGCCAATTTCATTGATGCTCCCGTCAATCAACCAATTCGACTAAAGATAGAAAACAGAATAGCAATAGCCAATCAATGAACGTAGCCGAATTTTCCCAGAGGTTTGAAACACGGTTTTCTCAGATCAATAGTAATCTTGCCTACGGGTTAAATGACTATGAAAAGTCAATGTACCTCACTACGGCACAGGAGCAGATCTTGAGTAACTATTTTAATCCTAAGGGGAATAAATATGCAGAGGGATTCGATATGTCAGAGAAAAGGCATATCGACTTCTCTTCTGTCACTAATACCGTTTCATTATCTACGGAAAATGGTGGAACACCTTTTACGGATAACGGTCTTATATTTAGAATAGATGATGATGTTTTGTTTATATTAAATGAGAGGTTTTTATATCAAACGCAGGATGAAATTGATGTGTTGACATCTGTCTTTCCAATAGAATATAAAGATCTTGAAAGGATATTATCTAAGGCTTATACTAGTCCGCCTAAGAGACAGTCATGGAGAATAGTAAAGGGTGGAAATATTAGTGGTAATATTATAGTAGAGATAATTCCAAAGTCTAACATAGACAAGACGAAGCCATTTACATATACTGCAAGGTATATTAAAAGACCTACTCCCATCATTGTTGGCACGTTATCTTCTCCTCTACAGATAGGGGGACTTACTGCCATAACTGAATGTGCTCTTCCACCTGAGATACACGATGAGATATTGGATAGGGCAATTGAGATCTGTCGTGTAGATTATGCGGGCGATTATGCTGGGATGTTACAACTTGATCAAAGAAACGAATAATGACATATAGCGAACTATCAGATGCAATGGATGTTCTATCCAACAGATACGCTCAGACAAAAAACGTGTCATTAGCTGTATTTGACGAATATGAGAAGTCTCTGTTGCTCACCAAGGCTGCCAATGATATCGTTAAGCAGATTATGGTCTCTTATGATAGAAATGAAAAGATCAAGAAACAGTTGCTTTCTATAACCAAGTCAGCACAGATAGGTACTATATTTGCAGCAGATCCCTCATTACTGGTGAGGGCAGATAGTATAGTCTTTGAGCTACCAGATGATGTCTTATATGTTGTTGCGGAGTCTATCAGGGATGCCGATAACGCCATTCTAAGAAAGATTAAGCCACTGAAAGATGATGAGGCATATTATTCCTTCGATAATCCTTTTAGGGCTTCAGAACGAGGATATGCATGGCGCGACAGTATAACACTTGTGGATGGTGGAGTTACTAAGAAATATTCTGAGATAATAACAGATATTCAGGTTACCGATTCCCCGCGATATTATCTCAAATATATATCAAAGATTCCACCATTTATAGTTACAGATTCTTTGGAAGATGCATCAATAGAAGGTGTCTCGACTAATAACAATTTAAATGCTACCGCTCCATTGGATATGCTTCACGAGAAGATACTTGATGCAGCGATAGTCCTGGGATATATGTCAAAAACCGATGATCCCAATGCGAAAGTTGCTGCGTCAAACTTATCCATAAACAGTTAAAAAGATATAAATAATAAAATCACAATTTAATAATTATACATTATGGCTCTTTTTTCAATTAGAAATGAACGAGATCTCATTGTTCTTAGTGCAATAGCCTCAGAACAAACTGCCGCCACCTTCGTCGCAACTGCGTCAGCCGGTGAGGGGCAGGTTTTTAACCAATATGGTAATGCTCCTACGGGGGAAGATAAATTTGCAGTTTATGTAAAACATCTGGATGGTCGCGTTCGTAAATCGGACACCATTAATCCTGAAAAGATTACATATTTCAAAAAGGTTAGTCCCACTGGTGAAACATTACCATCTGCTACCGTTACGGTAGGTGCCGCAGTTGTTGGCGATCTGTATGAGATTATGATCAGAATTTGGAATGACGGATCTCTAGGCAAAGATGATGTTATGTTCCTAAACGGATCATACACAGCCGTCACTGGTGATACCACCACGTCTATCGCATTAGCTCTTGCTAATAACTTGAAGGCCGCACAGACCAAGATGGGTCAATCATGGTTCACTATTACTCCTAATGCGGCAGTTATTACTCTGCAGTCTACTGCGTTACCGTTTGTGGTAGGAAAGAAAGATGGTCGTGCAATTGAATTCGCAGTGAAAGCTAGCGAATATACTGCAAGTACCCTCGTCCTTGGTGCTACAATGGTGATAGCACTTACTGGGTACACCCCTAATCCATGTTCTTTAAATTTCATTAAAGATCTGGAATGGCAGACTCGTGGTGCCTTCGGTGACACATATCGTGGATTGATGTATCCATATGATTTTGCGATACAATCAGATGTTGTCGATGGTACAACTTACACGCTGTATGAGATCGACTTCTATGATGGCGACGAACATAATCATGCAGTTCAACAGTCACCTCGTCACCTTACTATCGCAGTGCCTGCCGCTAGTGTAACAGCTTTTGATGCTATACTCAGCACTCTGTTGAGTTCGGAACTTGGTAGTACCTATGGAAGTCTATAAATTTAACTATTTTTAGCTATAAAGGGGGTGTTCGCAAGACACCCTTTTTACGTGTTGTATATTTTAATAAAAATGAGTATCTTTGTAGGATATTTATAGAAAACATATGGCAATTGTATATTCTCATATAAGATTAGATACAAACGAGGTCTTTTACATTGGCATTGGGAAAACAGAAAAGAGAGCATATTGGAAATATAGATATAATGCTCATTGGAATAACATTGTTAATAAGACAGGTTATTCTGTTGAAATTCTATTTAGAGATTTATCATGGGAAGATGCATGTATTAAAGAGAGGGAATTGATTTCATTCTATGGACGAGGTGATATTGGTAATGGATCTCTTTGCAATCATACGGATGGTGGAGATGGAGTAATTAACATGTCAGAAGAATCTAGACACAAAATATCAGAATCCAAGATAGGGAAAAAACGATTACTTTCCGATGATGCTAAAGAAAGAATAAGATTGGCTCACGTTGGTAAGCATCCTCACCGAACACATAAGAAACATAAAAAGCATAAGAAGCATGGCCCTATGTCAGAAGAGGCTAAATTGAATATGGCAAAAAGTAAGATAGGACGAAAATGCATTATTAAGAAAATAGAATGTCCTCATTGCGGATTAATTGGAGGGAAAGCTGCAATGCATAGGTGGCATTTCGAAAAATGTAAACATAAAACACTGTAAATCATGACGCTTAAGGAAATAATCTATTCAATTCGTGAAGACTTTCGTCTTATGAGTGATGATTCTGATCAGACACAAGAACTGTTTGCCTATATGATTCGTAATGCCAGAGCATTAGTATTACAGCAGAGATATTCTGATCCAAGAAATATAGTTCCTCCAGTAGAATACCAGAGTCTTACGGTGCCTATTGGCGATGATGCCAGGTCTACGATACAGATTCCTTCGGTGATAAAAACTACTGGCAATGCTCATGCTTCATTAAAGGTATATGGTACTGGTATGGCAGATACAATGTTGAGAATTCCATTGAACGTAGTACATCTTGAGAGGTTGCCATTCGTTGGTAATAACCCATATAATGCAGACCAGATATATTGTGCAATAGATGAGGATGGCACATTAATATTCAATAGTAAGAATAACTTATATAGATTGATAAATTCTGTTGTTGCCAGAGGATTATTTGAAGATCCAGAGGCTGTATATCTTGCTTCTGGTGGCATAGAAGATTTCTATACGGTAAAATATCCATTGTCAGAGGCTAACCTTATAGACGTTAGAAAGATAGTGGATGTTAAGGTGATGAATATGTTAAAAATTCCTAAAGACGAATTTAATGATGCGACAGAGGAAAGGCCAGATAAGGTTGCACAAAGTGATCAGTGATTATGGTATTAGCGATTACTATAAAAACTATCTCAAGACATATAAAGACACCAAACATGAAGTAGATAGAAATACCTATGGTAATGTTCTTGATGGTATATTATTAGGCATCTCAGATGCAATGTCTAATCAGATGTATGACTTTAAACTGCCGTACAGTCTTGGTCGTATTATAACAAGAAAATATAAACCACTTGTTCAATATGATGAACATGGAGAAGTGTTTATTAAAAGACCTATAGACTGGAAGTCAACGAAACAATTATGGGTAGACTATCCACATCTAAAGAAAATACAGTTCGTATATCACACCAATCCTCATAGTAATGGCTATGTTTTTGTCATTATATACAGGAAGAGAGGGTGTATGTTTCACAACAGATTATATTATACCGCACAGGTTAATAGAGCCATAAAGCGAAATATAGCGAAGAAGATTATCAATAATGAGTTTGACTCATTGGAAACAAATACCAAATAAGAAATTATGTATACTTCATTCATATCATTAAAATCTGTAATAGATAGGGTATATCGAAATCCTATGTGTACAGATATGCCAATAGAGTCTGGCATATTATGGGCTATAGATGTCATACGCCTGATAGGTTCTGCGGATTTTATGCAGGCTAAGGTCATGAGGCTCAGGATAGATGATAATAGATGTTTTAAACCTGAGGATATGGTCTTTATGCGAGCCGCCAGAAGGGTTATGAATCCCAGCGATGACTATAAACACGACACATGGACGTTCGAAAGCGTAGATCCCAATGTCATCATTAACTATCCAGAGGATGGTATGTGGATCTATAACTCTGAAAATATAGTTCAGAATCCCACGGTTAGAGGAGAAGAGTATATGCAGATGTTTGAATCTACCGATCCATTCCACGAGTTCTATGGTAAGTCATATATGCATGGCATAACCGCAGGTAATACATATAAGTTTAATGGCAACTATATATACACCTCTTTCTCTCATGGGACTATAGATATAGCATATGATGGTATACTCTTAGACGAAGAGGGTTTTCCAATGATACCCAATGACCCTTCTGTAGAAAAGGCCATCGAGAACTATATAAAATCTCAATATCTAGGTATTATGGCAGATATGGGTAAAGATGTTAGATATGCCTGCGAACATGCAGAGAAAGAATATTGCTGGTATGTAGGTAAGTCTCAGGCTAATGCATCCAATATGTCTCTTGACAAGAGAGAGTCTCTTAGCAATACCATGAACAGGCTTATACTAAACGAAAAACAATCTAAGACCTTCTATCGTAATATGGGTCATCCAGAAAGAATCAGGAAGCAATGATAAAAAAAACAAGTATATATGCGCTTATTGATCCGCGGGACGAAGAATTCAATCCACGTTATATAGGCGTGACCAGTCAGGATTTAAATAAAAGACTTGCTGATCATTTAAAGTTAAATAGCAAGAAAAACCACAATACCCATCGGGAGAATTGGGTCAGAAAACTTAAGAATGATGGAGTTAGGGTTGAGATAATATTATTAGATTCGGTGGACTCATTCGAGGAGGCATTGGAAATTGAGATAGAACTTATAGGATATTATAGATCTCATGGGTATAATCTCACTAATATAACTATGGGCGGAGATGGTGCTCCAGGATATAAGCATACGGAGGAAACTAAGGCCATAATGAAAGAGAAAAGAAAACTACAAACTTATTCTGATGAAACTAGAAGAAAAATATCAGCATTCCAGAAATCAAAGAGATTAAGCGAAGAAACTAAACGCAGAATAAGCGATGGATGGAAATTAAGAAGACTCGCCAATCCAACTATGTCTACTGAAACACGAGAAAAGATATCTGAATCTTTGAAGAAATTCTATATTAATAAGAAAAATGCTTTAAATGATTAAGAAAGAAGTCTATAGTTATCTTGGAGGCGCAAATGTAGACATGCCTCCGTCTAAACGTTCTAAGAACCAATATTTTACACTTAGAAATGGGAGGATTACGTCTGGATATTCCAACGGAGAGTCATTAAATATTCCCAGTAATGGCATCGTAAGATGCCAGAATGGTAATACTGTGTTATTTGAATTCACCTCTATAGACAATATATATGCCAATAGTGGTAGTCTGCAGGTTTCATATAAGATTGATGGGGATACCGTAACACCTACTTTCGATGGAGTTGTGAATCAGGAAATTGTAGACCTGGCGACATATCTCCCAGTGTCACATATAGAAATTATTGCCACCACCAATGAGGGGCCTATTACATATTTCTTAACTACGACTAATAGTGTAACATATTCAGAACATAGTATAGACTGTATATGGTCTTATGCAAAATATGATGGACTTAAATTATTATATATAAACGATCTTGGATGGAATTCACTGGTGGAACAAAATCTAGATATAGTTATTAATGTAGAAAGTGAAAAAGTTGTTAAGTTATATGTTGCAGATGGAGAACATCAAGTATTTTCAATCAATACGATAGGTACTAGTGATCTCGCCAAGACCAAGAAAGTATTATATATGGTTCCACAGTATATTATATCCGAGCCATATTTAAAACAACAGATTCCAGGTGGTCAGTTGACATCTGGGGCAATACAATATGTATATAATTTATTCAATGTCAGTGGGGGGCAGACAAAGATATCGCCAGCTTCAGATCTTATCTTCATAGGTAAGACAAGTAATGGTGGAGATGTAAATGAGATAGTTGGTAAGTCTAATGTTATACGGATAGACAATATAGATTCGAATTACGACTACATGAAGGTCTATTCTATAAAGTACAATGATCTAAATACCACCCCAATAGTAAGTATTATTGGTGAATTTGCAACTCCTAAAGGGGTATCGCCAAATACTGGATCTATCACTGTTATCGACGATGGACGTGCGCAATCAATGATATCCATAGAAGAACTCACCTTTCTTGGAGGATCTGAAATCATCCCTAGGTGTATAGTAGCAAAGAAAAATAGGTTAATTCTTGGAAATATCAACGAACAGGTGTGGGATGTTAACCTCAATCTTCTCATAGACGATGAAAACTTCTTCGATTCAAGGGCATATTCTGCAAATGAGAGCGGAGATGTAATAATAAAAGATAAAGAGGGGAATTCATATGCACTAGATACTACTGCAAGGGCATATACCATTTCGGGCGATAATGTTTCAATTAAGCACGACGCTATACAGAATAAGAATATGCCTGTTCCCGCTGGTGATGGAATATTTTATTACCTACATCCAGATGGTTCTGGTGATCCAGGTGGCGAAGGACGGTTTGTGTCTTATAAGGTTAGGAAGACTTTTACATATGGTACATCGGACAGCATTGAGTCTCAAGGATTTGATGTAGATGAATCTAGATATCTAAAGAGTGGGGAAGTTTATCGTTGGGGAATAGAGTTCTACGATTCCCAGTCTAGAAAATCAACACCACAATGGATAGCCGACGTTAAGGTACCACCAGATTTTGGATATCTTCAGCCATATAGGACAACCATTGAATTCACAATATCATCTGCAGGAATAGCAATATTGAAGGCACAGGGTATCATTGGATATAAGTTTCTAAGAGTAGAGAGATTGGAGTCTGACAAATCTATTGTTGCTCAAGGTATTGTAACTCCCATGATTTTTCAGGAGACTTCTGCGGATGCAAAGATTAATGCTAACGAGAGCAATGGAAATTTATACAAGGATAGGAATGTTAAGATTTCTTCCCCATGGGTTAGACATTACCAAGATCAAGTAGACCTATTAGGATCGACTATCAATTGGCAAGGTGATGCGCAGGACATTAAAATCTTTAAGTTGGATACGAACTCTTGTATAAATGTCAGGAGTACTAAAGATACAAGAGATAGAAACCCTCTTCCATGGACAGAGATATATAGGGATACTCAGGCAAGTAATACATTGGCTCCCTGGGCTGGATTACAGTTATCGTTTCAGGATAACAGGATAATGCAACTATTCTCTCCAGAGACCATCTTTGGTAATCCTGCCGTGTATGGCAATATGAGGGTAAGAAATGTTGCCACACTGCAGCAGGTTAATAGAGCGTCACATGGAAGACTTGTAAATACAGATCTTACAAATCTTATCAAAGAAAGAACTAGTGATGCAACAACTAATCTATTTCTTCCCAGTTTATATCCCGCTGTGGATGTTATAGGAGAAGATAGCAATTTCTTACACGCTAATGGATACATAGGTCCTAATAAGCCTTATCCATCTGCTCCAGGTATTAGTACGGAGCAGCTAATACAATACAATAGAGAATATAAGGTATATACAGTTCTGGCGAAGAAATCTGATGGTACTGCAAATGAAATAAATGTTGCGGGATCTCCCTTGATTGGAAAATTGGATTCTAATATATACACATATAATGGTAACGACAACTACAGATTCACCAATTCTCTGCAGTCAATAATTGCAGACGGTAGAACCGAGTTTGTTCATGATGGAGGTAACAATGTTGCTGCATGGAATCAGCCTATATACGGTGTTGATGCAATAGCATCTCAGAATATAACCTTCATGGAGTCAACACAGGTTCCATATGAAACTATATTTAAAAATGCAGTAGATGCGGTAACTAGCGGATTACCTGGATCATATGATAATGTTTTGCTTGCTGAACTAGTGGTAGACATTGAAAATCAATATGGTGGTAAATATTATGAAGATAGGTCTATCAATAAATATATAGACGTCGGTAAATATCAATCATTGGTAAATTCAGATGGATCGTATATTGCTGGCGATGATGTATATAACATTATTAACTGTGGTGACACCTTCGTGGGAGATTTCTTGTTTTCTCGTATTACCAGGATAGACGGTGTCTCATTCTCTGGTAATAGAATTCAAATGAATGAGATTGTTAAGATCCCAGTTGAGACATCTTACAATATTACACAGAGATCTGACGATTCCTTTGGAGGATGGAAGGCAATATTCTTACCCACTAATGCGCAATTTCATAAATACAACAACGTATACTCTCAGTTGGGAAACGCAATAATTTCTCAGCCAGACCCATTTCTTCTTATTAAGAACACACATTTTGCGAATAGGATTCTTGCCACTAAACCTAAGGTTGCTGGAGAAATAATAGATTCCTGGACAGATGTGCTTCTTAACGAGGAGATTTATGTGGAGGGTGAATATGGTAGAATAAACAGGATGGTTAAGTTTAACGATATCCTGTATGTATTCCAGAGAGATGGAGTATGCGTGGTAAGTGTTTTGCCAAGGGTTCAGGTATCGGCTACTGATGCTATTGCGATAGAACTTGGCACTGGTCAGGTTCTGAATACCTATCAGTATATAAATACTAATTCTGGGTGTGATGATTTCAATGGTATAGTATCTACATCATCTGCAACATATTATGGGGATAGGATTCGTAGAACTATAAATCTTATAGAAGGGGCAACAGTCTCTGGTCTTAGTGATACACTTGGAATATCTCAATATGTTAAGGGTTATGATACGGATGAACAATATAAACCTAAATTTGTATTAGGATTCAATCCTATTACAGATGATGTATATTTTACTATTAAGAGACAGTCTACCGATGGGTTGGTTCACGAGGGTGACACGGAATCCCTAGTCTATGACGAAGGAATAAAACGATTTACTACCATCTTAGATATGCCTGCAGAATTTGTGTTTACTATTGATGGTAAGTTACATTCCATATCTAATACACAGAAGAATACTGTGTGGAACCATTTCATCGGTAATAACTCCTGCAATTTTTACGGTGTACAATATCCTTTAGAATTGGTTCTTTGTCTAAATCCTGAGAATGCTGAGGGTGACTGTTTCTTTAATTCCTTAGAATGGACTCATGATATTGTTAACACTACCAATCCGACCATTCATTACAATGATAACCTGAGCACGTTTGATGCATATAATGACTATCTAACGGCAGTGCCTATCAATTCAACAGATATGCCTAATGCTATCAAGCGTAGATACAGGATGTCTAGGTTATATATACCAAGATCTAATGCGGATAATATATCTAGGATAAGGGGTCATTATTTATTTATAAAGTTAACATACACACCTGATAATCCAGATAAAACGATTCTTTTGAATGATGTAGTCTTATATTACAATGACCAGAGGACATTATTCTCTCATTTTGATTATAAGACAGGGAAAAATATTTCAGTATTTGATTAATTAAGATATGAAGGTTAAATCACGCATCCCAAGGAAGATCATACGCGGAAGAAAATTTCCAGATGGGGGAACAATGCTTCCAGAGGTTGAGGTATATGGGGAAAAACCAATGTGGAAAAAACTTGAGGATGTGGGCAATGACATAAATGATGTAGGAACTGGTATATTGACCTGGGGTACTGGATTACGTCCACCATCGGACGAAGAAATCCAACAGGGAAGGGGATCATGGAATGATAGGACTCCGCTATTAACTGGCGCTGTTACTCAAGGATTAATGAATGAAATGGCTCCCGCATTAGTACAGAAGGGATTTAGTACCATAGGCCCTTTAATAGGTGATTTATCTAAGGCTAAAAATACTGGAGAAGCGTTGAGAAGGGTTATGGGTATTCCTGTTGAAAATACCATTCCCAGAATGCCAATGGAAGATGTTAAGGCATTAAGGCAGGTACAGGAAATTGGCCGATTGCAGGCCACTGGAACACAAATGCCAGAAAGAATGAAATATGCCTTAGATAATAATCTCCCAGAAGAACATTTTCAACAATTATTTAATAAGTCTAGATCAGAGGGCGCTGATTATCTTAAAAATATTCAAGATAGTACCAATCCATTTAAGGGCGCTAGCGTCATTAGAGAGCCATTAGGCGGAAATAATATTGATAGAATTAGCCAATATGTAAATAACTTTGATGTTGATAGATTACGTAATGCTATGCAGAATAGTGGAAGGAGATATGTTCAGCATGATGAGATTTTCGACGATATACTACGCAGGAGTTTTACACCTCAGGCTGGTGAAGGAATAATGTCTCATGCCAGTTCAATTTCTAATAAAGACGCAATAGACCAAACCGCTAGCTCCGCATTGCGTGGAATAGATAACCTGGGAAGAAAAATTGACAACTGGATACCAAATAAATTGCAGGATTATCCGTATTATGGTGGAACGGTGAAGCAAAAAGTGCCGTTGTTAACATTATCTGGAGAGGGTAATTTGAAAAACGTATCCAAGAAAGTTGGTGATGCAGCGGAGGGAATATCCCGTGGAGATGTATTTACAGGAAGTACTAATACTTCTCATAGTTCATATCTTCCACAACTTAAACAAGTATTTAAATACAAAGAAGGTCAACCCACTTTTTTGGGGTATAGACCAATGAATTCAATGGGTTTTCTGTCCCAGTACGGATATGACAAGGGAGAAATATCTAAATATCTAAATTCAGAGATAGATCAACAGATTAAACGTGGAGTTATTCCCGATAACATACAAAGACCATTCTTAAAGAATGATAATGTAATGCTTCCTCACTATGGGGTAAAACAATATAAATATGGTGGAGATATGGCGACTAAAAAACAATACGGCGGTGATCTACCTACCATACAATGGCATGGTGGAGATCTATATTCCCTTGGCGGAAAGAAATTCTTCACTGGCGGAGCTATGATGAGTTTTATGCATAACAATATAAGTGATGCCAACACTCCAGTACAAAATACTGATCAACCTCAGCAACCCCAGATGTATTGGGGTGGAGGAAGGATGTACGATCTGGGTGGAAGAGAACAATTTCTTCCAGGACAGCCAGGATATCTTGGCGATGGTAATATGCAAGGTATCTCTCCTGTATTACCAGAAGCACCACAGCCAGGGTTGCAGACGTCTCATGCCCTGGATAATATTAAATCTAGTCCTGGTATATCTATGGGACAGGTAAACTCTGGCATGGGCCTTGCTAATATGGCACTTGACACTTTGGGTGGACATAACAGTACTACCGCTGGTATAAAAGGTGCTATGAGTGGTGCTCAGGCTGGTATGGCACTAGGTCCTTGGGGTGCCGCAGCAGGAGCAGTATTGGGGGGAGTATCAAGTGTTATGGGTAGCAACAAACAGGAAGAGGCTGATAGGGCTGCTATGATCGCAAAATCTAATCAGGCGTTAGCCGCTGGAACAGTCAATATCAGTCCACAGGCGCACATATACGACAAAGGAGGCTCTATCGGGGGAATTATGCCACGTCTAACACAATTTAATACTGGTGGTTCTCACGAGCAGAATCCTAACGGTGGTATACCACAGGGGGTGGCAGGTAAGAATGGAGAGCCTAATCTAGTAGAACAGGGAGAGACTAAGTTCAATAACTATATATTTTCAGATAGATTAAGATTGCAAGACCCAAAAGAATATAATCTCGGTGGATCGCTGGAGGGTAAAACATTTTCCGCAATAAGCAAGAAACTGTCAAAATCCATCGAAGAAAGACCAAATGATCCAATTGCCAAGGTCGGTCAAGATCGTTCATTAGAACGCCTTAAACAGGCCAATGATGACGCAATTCAGATGAAGCAGTTCGAAGATCAGAGTCAGCAGATGAAGTGTGGTGGAATGATGAAAACGAAGAAAGGGAAAACCTTTAAATATGGTGGCTTTATATTCAATGACTATTAATTAAGATACTATGAATACTAATTTTGCTCAAAGGGCTAAACAGATTGTTGCCAAACATGGTAAGGATAAAAAAGCTGCTATGCAGGAGCTTGATGCTCTTCGTAGGGAACAGTTTGCCCATGAACAACAGTTGCAGAATCCTAATGCTATGGCATATGGCGGAGATGTTACTATGGATAGAGAGATGAAAGATGGGATCACCGTGGAAAAGGAACATAAATCTACTTTAGACTTCATAAAAAAATATTACAAGGAAAAGGGTAAATTCCCGTCATTGAATAAATTTGCCAAGTCTATAGCCACAGATCATCTTGAAGATTTTAAGATAAATCCTAATAGACAAGATGAATCATATTATAAGGGGCTGATAGAGAGTGGTCTATCAGATGAAAAATCTGAGTATGCCTATGGTGGTAATATACATCCATTAAACATTTCTGATGCCCAACTGGAACAGATTAGGAGTTATGAACCGGGTGGTCAGATGTCTATTCTGGATGGTCTAGCCCTGCAGGGTGGAATTGGTGGTTCTAGTTTTCCTATTGGTGGAGATCTTTCTAGGGGTAACGTTATATCTGGAGGTCCAGGTGTAAGTTTTAATTCTACACCAGAACAGGATGCTAGACTAGACTCTCTTTCTGCTAATATGCAGAGAGTGATAAATCCAGTAAGGCAACAGGCTTTTGAACAATATCCAGAATTCAAATCTTTTGCTCAGAGAACGGATTTAAATCCATATTTCAACAATAGCAACCTAAATCATACCGTAGACTCCCTTAGAACCACTGGCATGCAACTTCCAGAGATCAAGACAACCCCTGAGAGCAAAAGTGCTATTCAAAATTATGTGAATATGGGTATTGGGTTAGGAGTTAATCCAGACGTACTAGGCACTAAGGAATATGGCAAAGGATATAACTATGATGGCCCCAGGTCATTACTATATAAACCAATGATAAAAGACGTCCCAGGTGCAAGTCACTATGGGTTTGAAGAAGGAGGGGAATTGAATCAGTTTGGTAGCGGTGGCGATATTCATATCAAAAAGTCTCACGAAGGACGATTTACCGAATATAAAAAACGTACAGGTAATACTACCGCAGAAGCATTGAAAAGTAGCGATCCACACGTACGGCAGATGGCAAATTTCGCACGAAATGCTGCGAAATGGAAGCACGAGGATGGTGGAGAATTGGGCAGAGAACAAACTGTTGGGAACAGATTTCAAGTTGGCGGTCTTATCGCTCCTGGAACATTTGGTAATCAGGGGTCTGTGATATACGCTAATGGTGGAATTAAATACGATGGATTAAATACAAATAGCGGACAATTAGATATGCTAAATCCAGGAAGGAATATTGGATATCATACAACTATGACTGGATTCGGACCAATGAGAACCGATCTCCTGCCTAATCAAAATAAACAAGTCGATATTAATCAGGAAACTATTCCTAACATATCTGTACCGGCAATAACACCCACAAATATGCCATATGATACTACAAATGGATTTAGGATGCAGGGCACGGATACTGGAAACAACAGAAAATATTATAACCTGATTCAAAAATATTTTGGTGATGAAGCAGGAAACGCATACAAAATAATGAATGCTGAGTCAGAAGGAAATCCATATGCCATAGGTCACAATAAGGATGGTTTCGACCGTGGGTTATTCCAAATAAATGACAAGTATCATCCTTGGAATATGCTAAAATACGGGCCAGATCCATATGATCCAGAGGCAAACATAAAATATGCTTCTGATATTTATCATCAGGCAGAAGCAAGTAGGGGAAAGGGAAATGGATGGAAGGAATGGTCTACTTATTCTAAGGTATTTGGGAGTCCATCGTCAACGCCTAACGTTACTGAAACACAAAAGCAGGCAGATCAAAAGTTGCCTACTATTAATACCATGACTGGACTTCCTATGGGTGCATCAACATCCACCGGTAACACTGTCGCAGATTCCACGTCTAAAATTGGAACACGATGGGATGCGAACGCAAAACCATTTAACAATACAGAAGGATTAAGGAATAGTACATTTGCTAGGGATGTGATGGCAAATTTTAATCCTAACGAGAATAAGACTGATATAAATAGCCTTCTTCAATATGCGCCAATTGCATTTAACGCTTTATCTGGTGCATTCGCAAGAAAAGGAAGACCATTACCTGCAAATGTTTCGCTACCTACGATGAATGCTGCTCAGATATCTCCACAACAGTTATCTGTATCTCCAACTCAGGAGGCTGTTAATAGTCAGTATCGTGGAAATGTAAATGCTCTTTCTGGCATGACTGGTGGGTCTGCTGCTGCAATGCGTAGTGGTTTGACTGGGTTAGCTTTGTCAGGCGCAAAAGGTTCTAGCGAAGCTCTGAATGATATCTATACTAAGAATGCAATGCTAAAAGGTGAGGCAGATAAGTTTAACGCATCTTCTGTAGATGCAGCAAATAGAACTAACCTTGGCCAGAAGACTCATGCTGCAGAACTTTCCAGGGAAAATCAGATCTTCAATCAACAGGATCTGGCCGCAAGAGATCAAGCAAGGATGCAGTCTTTAGCAGCTTCAATGTCTGGATTAGGACAGTTATCAAAACAGGAACGTAACGGTAAGCTTATCGCAGCTTTTTATGGTTATGACCCTAAAACTGGGAAGAAAATAGTTCCAGGTCAGGAGGCCGCTAAATTTAATAGTAATCTATTCACTCCAGCTGAGATGGCAAAAGCTAAAAGGCAGAATGCAAGGAAAGATAAGAAGCCTTCACCAACAACTACTAGTGGTGGATTTGGATACTACGGTCAGGACTAATTTGGCAAAGTGAGAAAAATTATGTACTTTTGTGAAAAATAAATAATTATGGCAGTAAATAGATTTTGGGGACAGGCACCAGTTGCTGAATTCACTCCCACATCAATGCAGGAAGCATCATTTATTCCACAGCAGATGTATGCCAGAGATAAAGAAGCTCAGGCTCAGATTGATGCTATGAATGAATCTAATATGTCTCTTAAGTCTATGCTTGGAGATAAGGCTAATACTGCTCAGGATTTCGAAGATAAATCTCAGAATATAATGGGTAAACTTGCCAGTCAGGGTAGTTCTCCACAATTGCTGGATCAATTACGAGGGCTTAGACAGACATATATCCAACAGGTAGTTCCTATGCAGGAGTTCGCCAAACAACGGCAGGAACAATATTCACAGATGCTGAAAGATAAGTCTAACAATGATAAGATTGTTATGGGGCAGTCTCCGCTAGATCAGTCTTTTGATCAGTGGAATAAAAATGGTAAGATCCTAAATCCATATCAAATAGTAGACAGAAAAGAATTGCTAACACAGGGGATGATCAATGGCAAGCAATGGGCGGAGAGTGTTGACCCCAATGATCCTACTAAATCTTGGGTAGATATTAAAACTGGGGAACTAAACACTGTCAAAGGGTTTAAAAATGCAGATGAAGTTCCAGTGGCATATCAAAATGATCCTAAATTCAGAAATTGGGTTGACGCTAGGACTCAGGAGATTGCACAGTCTCACGGCGTAAAAGATGCCAATCCAGATGTACTAAATACAATTAGAAGTGGAATTTTCTCATCTGTTGTCGGTGGTATTGAGCGCAAGTCACTTCCTGGTGAGATATTGAAAAACTATCTACATGGAAACGTTCCAATGCAAAAACCTACTTTGGCCACGATCAATCCAACAGAAGTGTCTAACATGCAAGTGGGTTCAACAGAAAGTTTATTGAAAAATTCTCCCGAATTATTAAGAGATGTGGATTCTAGGGTTTCATCTCTAACTGGTGGTAGATTCAAGACATTGAGTGATATAGATAAAAATATAGACGAATGGAAGGCTAGTAATCCCATGGGACCATCTAATGCATTAGTGGCTGGTAGATTGGCCCCGAATAGAAGTGCAGTTGGTATGCGTAGAATTATTATGCCAGATAATATTCAAAGTCTACAAGATATAAAGGATAATGTTCTGAAATATGCAGAAGAATCCAAGGATTGGAAAAACTCATTGAATATATCTCCGGACTGGGTAGGTGCTGCCAAGGGAGGCGAAGATATGAAAAAATATATAAACAACTACTCAGAGGCTATTGGAGATAATATATTAAGCGAGTACCCAAACCTTGGGAATAATGATGCTCAATGGGGCGGAGCAAACCAAACAGATATTGATGCCATAGGAAAATCAAATGAAGATGGAACATTTTTATCTGACAAATCGTCTAATCGCAAGATATCATTCAAAGGGTTAAACATAAATCTTGGACATGGAGCACCAGTAATGGAGTTAGGTTTATCTTACGATGATAAGTCTGGTAAAGTTAAAAACGAGGTTAAGGATAAGACTGTATATGTTCGCGTTCCATATAAGCATGCAATAAGTGCTGCAAACCTTTTTACGAAAGAGGAGTTATTGGGCGGTACCAACCCGAATGATCCTAACACATTAGCCATCGCGAATGCGGTAAATTTAATGAAAAGATATTACGAGGTAGTTCAACCTGCTATTATGAAAGAATCTCAAAAATAAATAAAAAACACATGCCAGATCCACTAGATATTTTATATAAGCAAAACAAACAGGCTCAAAACGAGAATAGGAATATATTGTCTACTCCTCAGCAGGATAGCAATTCTCTATATGTTCCTGCATTTGCAGAAGATCCGTCAAAGAGAACCATGAATCTTGGACCAGAAAATAAATCCAATGTTGATGAGGCTGGTATGTATAGTTCGTACATAAGTAATCCTCAACAGATAACGGCTGGAACCAATATCAATCAGGTAAGGGCGCAAAATCAACCAGTTGCCCAGCAGATAGGTAATATAGCCGCAAGAGCAATACCAGATATATTAGCTGGAACTTTGGGTAATTTAGCGGCTATTGGCGATGTTGAGGATTATCTTAATGTGGACCATGAAGTTGGAAATGCTGTGTCAAGATGGGCACAAGATTTTCAGGAAGAAACAAATAAGTTGTTTCCCATATATAGAACAAATCCAGATAAGACATTCGATATTGGAAACTCTGGTTGGTGGATGGAAAATGCATCTAATCTAGTTAATATGGCTGGAAGTTTTGCTCTTACTGGCCTTATCACTGGAGGGATATTGGGTAAATTAGCACAAACATTAGGAGATGGAGAAATAGCTCCATGGGTGCTGAAAGCCTTTAACACAAAGGCAAATAAGCTGGTAGAAGCTGGTAAACTTGCATCAGAAGATGCTCCTGCATTTATTCAAGGTCTGGTTGAAAAACATATACCGTTAATGAGCAAGATGACCACTGCCGTCAATACCTTGGCAATGAACCAGGCATTCTCGATACAGTCTGCCTCTGGAATATATAAGAACGTGTACGACATGAAGTTGGCAGAAGGTGATGATGATGAAACGGCTAAACAGAAGGCTGCCGATGCTGCAGCGCTAAATATCAATCTTAACAGGCTTAATATGCTTGTTAATTTTACATCTTCTGGTATGTTCACTAAGGCTAATGCAGCCATAATGAAAAATTATGGCGGTATAGGCAGGGCAATCGTTGGGGAAACTGGTCAGCAGGCATTAGAGATGGGTATGTATCATGCCTCTGATATGGAGGCTATGCGACAGGCACAAGATGGAGATAATTATAGCATAGATCCAGAGCGTATCATCGGTCATTTCACTGATCCTCAGGGATTAGAATCAATGTTCTGGGGTGGTCTTGCTGGCGGTGTACAGACGGGACTTATTCAGTCTCATGCTTTTCAGGCCGTTAAGGGTATGATGGGCTCTGTTAAGGATAAGGCAATGTCCACATATGGAGATATGAAAAATGCCATAAAAAAGATTAATCCAAAGGCTCCAGATTTAGTAGATAGTATATATGGGAAGTCAAAGATTATGGATGAGATGTTCCAAGGGAAGCAGTCAGCTTCTTCGGAAGGGGAACATGCAGATGTTGACAATAAAAGTATAACAGATCTGGCAAAAATATCTTACAACGATAATACATTAGAAGGTGAAATTTCTACGCTCACAGATATCTCTAAGTTAGATGCTAAAAAAGAAAGCGAAGTATCCGGAAAACCAATAAATATAGTACAGGATAGTATAGATAGGGCAAAGTTAGCTCTTGACGTGGTAAATAAGGTTAAAAAAGCTGGAGACGAGTCTAAGGCTAATGACTATCTTAACCCGTCAGAAGTACTTAGTTCCAAGATGGATCTCAATGATGCCGTGGAGAAACGCGCAAAGTCAGAGACCAATCTTGAGAGTTTTAAGGCTGAGCTAAGGAAGAGTTATCCAATAGTAGATGCAGATACTGAAAGCAAGATTAACAGTCAGGCAAAACCGCTACAAGATGAGGTGGATAAAGCTAAACTGAATGAGATACAATTAGCCAACAATTTTCTATCAGTTACATCACCTGAATACCAGAAAACTATTCAGGCGCAAAAAGATGCAGAGGACCAAAAGATAATAGATGAGGAGAAAGATAAGAAGAGAGCTGCGTCTAAAAATACTCTGCCCGTACCTCCAAAATCTATCCCAGATGAGAACGGCGCTTCTACTGTAAGTTCCAATATTGGCGATGTAACATTTACCCAAGATCTAGAACCTAAGGAACCTGCAGATTTGATTCATAATGTGTCTATTAAGGATTCAGAAACTGGTATTCAGCGGTCTCTGTTTGATAAATATAAGTTGGAATCCAAGGTTTCAGATATACCAGAAGAAGATTTAAAAACATTAACTGGAGATACTAAGACTATATCTTTATTGAAAGATGGCGATAGAGGTTATCTAGTTACCCCTTCTATAACAACTCATTCAGAAGATGGCACTATAACTGCACCACCACAGATTGCATCAATAGATAAGAAAGAATCTAATGGACTCGTTCCACATATGGGGATGATACGAGATTTGGTATCTGGTACTCTAAAAGAAAATCCCAACGATATTAAGATGAAGATTGGTAATAAGTCTTTCACATATAACGATCTTTCGGATTATATGAAAGATAAGAGTGGCATTAATAACATGAATACCGCTGAGGCTTTTACCAAATCTCAACTATTTGATTTTCTGGGAAGTATAAAATCCACTGATATAGCACCTGCCACTAATAGGGTAAAGATAGACCCTATTAGGGAGACTATTCATGAACCCAAGGAAGATTTTGATGATAATGCAATAATCGAAAAGGCGAAAGCAATACCTAATGGAGCATTATTGACAACTCCTAATTCAGTGGCCAATCTGGTCGAGAAGTATACCATTGTAGACGGCAAGAAGATCGGTACTGGAGAAATAAACCAGAAATACCTAGTAGGATCTGACAATAGAAAAGTATTCAACGGAGCTCAGGTAATGCTTGTCCCTCATGACGAGGAAAGAATCGCCATGTACAACTATGATAAAAATGGGAATGCAATAGAAGAAGGTGGCGCAAAAACTTTCTCCATGCACAATGCCGATTCAGCATCTAAGGAGGAGAGAGAGATACCAATTGCCATATATCTCGTTGATAAAAACGGTGAGCGTGGGGATCATATAGGATTCTTAAGAGAAAACAATTGGCTTAACGAAGGAGGCATAGGTCATAGAAAAAATATCGCAGAGAATGATGTAGATTTTGTCAATGAGATGGTTTCTCAAATGGGCAAAGTTAGAAAAGACATAACTGATAGATATTTAAAGGGAGATAGTGATCCATTATACACAAAACTTGGAGATATATCAGATGGCCATCCACTTACAAATTCTAAAGGATTCCAGTCGGTGCGTGAGTCATTGCCAGATATATTAAAAGATACTAAAGAGAAAAAGCCTTTTGGCGTAGTAATTAATGGTTCAGTGTTCATTGGAGATCAGGAGGTCTCTGATATTTCTAATCTGGACATGATAAGAGATACAACGTCTGGGACCCCAGTTGTAATATTACCTTCTCAAAATGGTAAGTTTTATGCTATGCCAGTAAAATCCAAGAAGGTGAATGAGATAAGTGCTGACAATAAGCACATTAAAAATGGATTACTTGCTCATATTGGAGTGAATGATGTTGCGGCTAAGAAATACAATGAATTTGCCAGGGTCAATGAACTTAAGAATATAGATTCAGCTGAAGGGTTGAGAGACTATCTTAAATACTTTATATATATGGAGCCAACCAGTATATTTGATAATACAGGTTCTTCACAGAGACCTGCGGTTACCATACATGAGGATAGTGATAGGCACACTATTTTAAGATATGGTAATGCTCCTGGCATTCCATCTGATGTAGACCTGACCCAGATAGGTATGGATATGCAATCACCTAATATTAGTGTCAAACAGGCAGCCTATGAAGGCCTTAAAAAGATAACAGATTTTATTGGAGATATAAGGCACAATTTTCAGTCTGATATGCTTAATAAGCCCAATAGTTTTATAGGTATAACTGATAAGGGATTCGAGAAGCTTGCCAATTCATATACCGAGAGATATATGAACACGTTGCAGACCAATATCATACCAGCCGGGAAGAGTGACGGGAAAAACATATATCTTATACAGCCCACCATTTCCATAGACACTGACATATCTAAAGGTTCAAAAGCAATTATTGCCCCTAAGGTGGAGGAAGTAAAACCTACTGAACCTCCAAAATATGCCTCCAATGTTGCAGAGTCTAAAGAAATATCGTCTAGGGTTGAGGCCCCAAAGGTCGAATCGGCTATACCAGCAAAAAGAGTATTTACAAAAAGAGAGGTGCCTGGTGGTGGAGCAGAATTGCAACGCTCGGATATAGGAGACAAACTTCCTTCTATTTCAATAGAAACTGCTCAGAAAATTAGAAATTCTGACAGCGATTATATAATCAGAACGTCTGACAATAAGATGCTTTCAACATCAGAAGAGGATGCTGGGGCAGGTTCTATTCTCACCAACTTCTCAGACAAGATGATGAAAAATGATGGATCTATTAACGTAAATCAAACATTACGGGATGCATATAACTCATTATCTGGCTATTACAACACATTAATTGACGATTATAATAACGAATCAGCATCTCAGTCATTTAGGGATCTTGCAGAATCACGAATTGATAGTTTAGATAGAATACTGGATAAGGATGCTTGGAATAAGATTGCCAAGAACACCATCAATAGAATGCAAGAGATGGGAATCTCTATCGACAAAAATGGTCTAAGGGACATCAACAATTCAGAGCAATTTATCAAGGCTCCAGAGGATGAATATTCAGATTCTACTGATAGAATAGAATTGGAAAGTGGCAAGATGGAGGGGGAAGATTGGAATAATAATGCTGTATTTTCACTTGATCCAATGGATACGTCGAGTAAGACCATTAAGATGCTTATGTGGTCTCTTAGAGATCCTAGTGGAGATGCAATAGGATTAGCCCAGATGGTAGACCCAGAAAAGGCTTATGAGCAGGTATTAAATATAGCCAGTCAGTCGTCAGATAGAACAGCAAAAGGTCTCATTCAATCTTTAGACGATGAAGCTTCTTCCATGGAACGTGGTGGCTTTGGCGGCAATATATTTAGACAACTTCACGATAAAATATCCAATGCTGATCTACAGACCCAGATTCAGTTCGCATCTACGATGAATAAAAATCGTAATATGTTTGTAACAAATGGATGGGACAGTAGATTCGGAAAACTAATAACTTTTGACTCAGAGACTAAGAGAGCGGATAGGGTGGTGCTTAACGAATGGAAGTCTAAGATAGCCAATACTTTATATAGGAATAAAGAATATCAGGGTAAGTTATTTGAAGACGCTGGGAGCATACTACAGGGTGCCAGAGAATTTGCAAAGGCAAACGCAAAAATGAATCCTGACAAGCTAAACGCTAAGTTGGGCGAATATATAAAAGATGCCCTTGATACCCTTGGCATTAAACTTGCCGATCAGTCATATTCATTTCTCAATGACCCCAAGTCTTACAACAAAAGACAGGGTTATTCGTTCAATGGCGGAAAGTCTTTGGCTGCACAGTTTAGGATGGATGGAACAAAACCATTGGGTATATTCTCTGCTATGGAGAACGCCTTCAAACATATAGAGAAAGATGACACCATAGATACTGTTTTTGACAAACTGAATCAATCGGCATTGTCATTTTTATCTAAGATAGAAGCTAAGTCATCTAAGAAATATATTGCAAACAGTAGTATAGGCGTAGATGGCAATACACACTATAATTTCGGAATACCAACAGCGCAAACTATCAAGGCTGGAAGATTATTGTCAGATCAAGGGTTTGTTAATGCCCTGAGAGGTGAGAGTACTATCTATACAAAACACGCGTCTTGGCTTAAGGATAAGAATTTAGGAACTAGCAATAATACCCCATTTAAGGATATGTTTAAGATTGGGTATAAGGATGGTATGACTAAATTAGGATCACCAAAATCTACCACTAGGAAAGCTATGTCACTGTCTGAGAGCTTATTGAGCCAGATAACAGACTTCCAAAATAACGGGAAGAATAATATGTTTACGTGGGATACCACTAAGTCAGATAAACCAATTACCACCGTATTTAATCAACCAAGGAATGGATTGGAGCCTGGCGTTGTTATATCTGGCGTTGATGGTAAGCCAATAGTAAATAGAGAAAATCTTATTAAGAGTGATATATTAGATGATGCTTTTGGTATAGTTAGGGGTGAGACAGAAAGGATACTTTCTACTATGCTCTTGACAACGGAAGAGAGAAATCAACTTAGAAATGAATTTTCCACACATTATGACAATAACGGTCAGTTCTTCTATGGATACAAATTTCTGAATCGTATGTTCAAATTCGATAATGATCACAATATGGTACCAGATCATATGATCGAAGTGGACGTAGACGGTAGGAAGACCAAGGTTAAAACATCTGACTTTTTAACTCTTTCAGATCCCAGGAATGAAAAATTCTTAAAGGGTAAGATAGCGGATTGGTTTATAGGTAAAGCCAAGGATGACATACAATTTTGGGGAGATAATGACTTAATATTCAGGGACTCCAAGGGTAAGATTACTAAGATGCCTGTGAATTCTGAATATGCCAAGCTTAATGGGTTAGGTAAATATGAGATAGACCCAGAGACCAGACAGCCATTTATGACTTATAAGGATAAAGATAAGGCACTGCTTCATCTGGCATTAGATATGAATCTAAATTCTCAGATAGGGATTCATAACTCCATGATGCTCATCTCTGGAGATCCCGCCATTATGAATAAATCTGTTAAAACGTTCATTGGCGGTGCTAAGGATAAATATGGCACTGAGAATAACCTACACATAGAACTGGGCATCGACAAGGCAATGGCTGAATATCAGAAACGTTTAGCATCTGATATAGCTCCTTCTAGGAGTGCCGTCACCGACGTAACTCTTAGCGATGGTACTAAATTGCCGTCTAAATATAGGGTTATATTTACCAGTGATATGAATACTGATGGGAAGAAGTACTTGGAATCAATTAGCAAATCCCTACATTTAACGGCAGATCAGGTAACTAGTAAGGGATCTGATGCTCTTGAGTTTATTTCCTTTCCACATAAACTTGATGCTTTACTCAGAGATGGAGCAATAGATGAAAAACAATATTTAGATCTTAAATCTAAATACAACAAAGGACCATTATCTAGCGATGACATTAAAACACTAATCCTGGGAGCAGGGAAACCAGTACAGGTTCCTCAGAAATTTGTCAATGTTAATGGAAAGCTGTTCAGTAAAAATATCTACGTAAAATCTGCAGAGATGCCTCTTCTTAAACAGATGACTAGCACCTTAAACGGTCAGCTTGATGCGATGAGACAGTCTATGGAAGATAATAATATTGATAGGGTTATACATCTTAGCGCCGCAAAATATGGAGCAGAAAATCTTATTAGCATATACGATAAGAGTGGGAACATACTCCCTAAGACGGAGCTGGGAAAACTATTCAAAAATAATGGATCTGAGATGGATTGGGCTGGATTTGGATATCAGCAAGATCAACCATATGACGCAGAAAAACAGAAAAGCCCTTTAGTTACTCAGGCTGATAAGACTCTTTTCTCTGGATTTACCGATAAGACATTTAACTATAAAGGTGAACAAGTTTCTGGTGCTATATTGGATGATAGGAAAAACTCCATAAGAACTCAGCTTTCCAATTTTGAAGAGGAAGGCGTAGATAAGGACATGGGATTTTCCAATGATTATCCAGATGTTATTGGTGGTGAGAAATTTGATAAGAACAAGATATTAGATGACATTGAAAAGAATGCCTCTATTAGAAAATGGTCTCCAAATGCAGTTTTAGGTCTTAAGAATGCCATAAAAGGAGATGTTCCACTTATGATGTCATCTATGGCTCCCAAGTTGGAGACTGCCATATATACTAAGTATTCAGATAGAGCTATTAAACAGGATCAACCAGGGGGTTCTGGAGTACAATTGCCGAGTCTTGGTAAAGGAGTAGAAGGTCTTACTGGAGATAGGATAAATGACATTAATGGCATAATTAAAACTAAAGAATATGATCCTGATAAGGGATTGCAAATGTCAGAGTCTAAGGGTGGAAAGATAATGCAGATTATGGTTCCGTTTAAGTTCTGGGATCAGATGGGGAATATTCTTAGTGCAAAGGAATTTTATGATCCAGACACTAAGCTATTAAATATAAATAAGGTACCTGAGGAATTATTGAGAATTGCTGGATTTAGAATCCCAAACCAGTTGCATTCCTCTATGACCATGGCGAAGATTGTAGGATTTCTACCTGCTTGGTATGGAGACTCTTGTATTGTTCCTCCAGAGATCACTACCCAGATGGGATCTGACTTCGATATTGACAAGTTATATATGTACTGGAGAAATTCTTTCCTTACGAAAGATGGGAAACTTACCAGTATACCTTCTAATATAATAGGATTTGATAAGGATAACAATCTCGATGTTAAGAAGATTGCCCTTGCTGAATGGAGATATGGTGTATTTGGAGATAAAATAGAAAATAAAAAGGCGCTACAAGATAAACTTGATGAATATCAGAGGTTAGAAGATCTAAGTAAGGCAGTAGCACAAAAGATTGCACCAGAAAAAGTCGGTGAAGAGGCTACAGTAAAAAGGAGTGAAGCAGAGGATTTCCTTGACACAGAGATATCTGATTCTGAAAATACTCAGTTTGCACTAGAGGATCTTGGAATTACGAAGGAAGATACTCAATTCCCTAGTATGAAAACTCTCACCAAGAAGGCATTGCAAGATTCTTATTTTGAGATGTTTGATAGCGTACTTTCTGACCCAGAAGTTATAGAGAAATCATTAACCCCTCTTGAGAGACCAGATCTTACCGACTTAGCCAATGAGGTTACATCCAAGAGACCTAAGAGAGAATATGGCGATTATATTCGTCAGGCACAGGATTATATGGATCAGGCGGCCTCTCGTTCTGGTAGGGCAATATTTGCGAAGGCATTACCAGCTCTCGCCAATATGGAGGGAAAGGATATTAAGATGGTAAAATATGACAATGATAGCGATAAATATCTTCCAGATACCATATCTAAATTTAAAGATAGTGAAGGGAATCAATTAGATCTGTATAAAATTAATCCACTTGCAAAAAGTGTATATGTAGATCCTAATGGTGAAAAAAACAATAGAACTGGTATAGAAAATCTTAGTATTCAGTTGTCAGGGATGGTTGATAATGCCAACAAGCCAGTCGCTGCACCTAATAATTTAAATTCAAATACTTTCAATGTGTCCGCAATGTTATCATCTCTTTCAGATGGACATGGCAACGGAGTAGCATTAGATACTAATACTAGGTTTTTAAGACAGCCTGGCATTAAGATGTTGTCCGAATTAATCACAAAATCAAAAGACACCTTGGCAACTTTCGATGAATCTGCCAATAGTGATGTACGTGAGGCCATGCAGGCAACTATTGATAAGCTAAAGACTCACTTCCATGGTGATATGGATGAACTAAATAAATACGTAGATTCCATAGCACGAGAGTCATACTCACCATCTGATCTTTTAGAATTAGAACAGACTCCATTTGCAGATAGAGGGTCAAAAGAATATCTTGGAAAACAGATAGATCTAGTTAAGACATTCGCAGATCTCAACGATAAGGCATGGTTATATTCCAATGCTACAGACGCCACAAATATAGATCCTAAGGGTCTCGGTATCAACTACTACGAGAATCAAAATCTATTAAGTAGAGTGGCTAAGGCTGTTAACTCTCCTCAGCTACAAAATGCTGGTAAACTATGGTCTCGTGATGGAAGTATGAGGGTATATAAGAACGACAAGAATCAATATTGGACAAAGATAGATCCTATCGATAAGATGACAGCATCTGGAAATAACATAAGGATTGCCATAGAGAAACACAATGCACTTGGTAAACTTATGGGTTACGACAGTAGTTTCTTAAATGATGCTATTGCATCCATAGAATCCACTAAGGGTCTCACCAATGGCGACATGAATAAGGCTATTGCCAAAGGAAGAAAGAATATTTCCAATGGATATAAGTCATTCATTTACTCCAAGTTACCATTCTTGGGGGAAAATCCATATAAAAATCTGGTGGAAAATCACTCACTAGCTAATGAGCTTATTGATCTAAAGAAAGATCCTAATCTGCGTAATAACCTTTTCATCCAGACAGATCAGACCGATACTAGCCTTAAATATCTACAGATGGATTCAAGGGTTCAAGATGGCAGTTCTTCTGCAAGTATTATACGTGGATTTCTGGAATTAGCTACTAGCGAAAACCCAAGATATAGGGATTACGCTGAGAACAGGATTCGCTATGAATATATGACTGGAGGCATACAGGGAAGGACTAGTGCCCTTAAATATATTGATTCCAATATTATTGAAGCATTGGGTATCAATAGGCAGATTAAAAATGTCATGAATGAGGCAAGAATAACTTATGACCATCCAGAGTTTAGAGAAAAATATTTCCAGAATAACCCTGATGAGGCAACATTTATAAAGGGTCTTGAATCCAGATTAAGTAAAGATAAGGAAACCAAGGAGATATATGCAAAGATAATCGTAGATCCAAAATCTAAATATTATGCTGGCGATGATATAGTATCTAAGTTGGTAACTAAAACTGCCGATGGAGACGATATAAAATATAAGGATTATGTCAGGATGGTTAAAAACGGTATTACCACACTTTTCAAATTAGATAATGAAAGATTTGATGATGGTTCAATACGCTACAATCAGATACCATTAAGAGGTGCAGAATCTGTTAGCACCATTGGGAAGCCAATGTTTTCCGACTATTCTAAACCATACATGGAGGATATCAAGCCTACTATTGGCTCCGTAGATCCTATCGTTCCAGAGATACCTGCTACACCTAAGGCTTCTGATCGGATGATGAAAACCATCCCAGATAACAGTACCGTATCAGGGATCAATAATTTCCTAAGAGAATCTAAGAGCCCAATTCTCAACTGGCTGGGGAATATAGTAGATCAGTTGCCAGAATCTACATCTAAGACGGGGATAACCTATAAAGATGCTTCTCCCGATGGCTCTTCTTCTGCAGAATATGACTTCAAGAAAAACAAGATCATAATCTATAAGAAAGAGATGTCAGATCTTATTAATAAATATGGTCTCGATCACGCTCATGAAACGCTGGCTCATGAAATTTCACATTCCATTGAACACGAGGCATACAAAGCTGGTAAAAATGGTGATCCTAAATTCAAGGAAGTCTATGATAATGTAAATTCTATATTTGCTGACGCTAAGGAAGGATTGAAAGATCGTCCAGTGGTAAGTGTTACTGATGGTGGAACTTTTACTTTAGACAATGATCCTTCGAAAACCATTATCTATGACCAGAAATTGTTTGATAGTGTCAAAAATAAGGGGGCAGAAGCGGTGGCCAGAGAGATATATCCCAAAGATATGGATAAAAGGAATGACCTGAAATTAAGTCTCTATAGCTTCTCTAATCCAGAGGAATTTATGGCAGATCTTAATTCTAGGCCAAAATTGCAGTCATTGATGGAAACCGTTAATATATCCCCAGAAACTGCGGGTAAATTAAGCACAGAAAACAACAAATCCATTTTAAGGGCCTTTTTAGATCATTTTGCAGGCTTTTTCTCAAAGATGCATAATCTATTCGCTGGAGATAAAAACAGCCAGGAATTGATCCCTAAGAACGTTCTGGAGGCGCGATTCATTAATTCGATGATATTGGTGGACAAGATGAAGGGAAAGCCAGTTGTGAATTCTAATAATGAAGAGTCTGAACGTCTTAAAAATATGCCATTTGGACCTGCCGTGGTAGATAAATCATTATCTTGGGGCCAAATAAAAGATATGCCAGTTTATTCCGAAGCTGGAGTTAATGTTATGAGAAAACAGGGAACTGATGAACATTTTGGAAATCCATTTACAGCAAATCCGCAATTAACATCTCTCATACAGATGGAAAATATTCCTGATGCAGTTCAAGCGTATAAAGATTGGTTACATCACGGATCGGGTTTCTTTGGATTTGAGGGCGGAGAAAATAGATTATCGGTGAAAGAGTATGACAAATTACGGGACCAGGACGATCAATTATCATGGATTCAATCACAGATATCTCAGGGTAAACTGGACAACCAGAAATTATTATACATGAAAGATAAGGGGGAATATTATTCTCACGCAGATGCATTAAGAGATATAGTGAATGGAGAAGATAGAAACAATTTATTCTCTCCAAACATAGAATCTAATCGTCCGCATATAGAGGTTGACAATAGTTTTAAAACTCTGAATCTTAATGATCTTGCTGGTACCGAACAATCCAAGTCTAAAGTTAAAGAGGTGGATAATATTATAATTAACCACCCAGAGGAAAATATTCACGGCGGAGAATCATTTAACGACTTCAGTAATAGGGTGTTAGAAGGTATAGGAAGAACAATAAAAACTGCTCCAGATAGCACAGTTATAGTAACACATAACACCGTATTTGGGCTAATACATCTTTGGGACGAAATGCATAGGCCCGATGAACTGTCTAAAGAATTCAGGGAAGAATATGTGAAGCAAGATAGTCACCCCAGTGATTCCTTTGTTATAAAAGGTGATAATGGGGAGATACGTATTGCCAGACACGGAGAGACAGAAGATAATGTAAATGGTAATTTCAGATCTGATGATACGCCATTGACACCTTCGGGATTAAAGCAGGCACGAGATATGGGTAAGAATATTTCCAACATCTCAAATATCATAACCTCAGATCTTCCAAGGGCAATAAGAACTGCAGATATACTTGCTAATAGTAAGACTTCCATTGATCTTCCAGGTACTGTTACTGATCTATTGCGGGGAACCGAAAAAGATGCTACCTTTGCATTTCGTGATGCAATAGCAAAAGGACTATTCAAAACGAAGTGTTAACTAATTTAAAATCAATATTATGGCGTGTAGAATAGAAAACGTACAAGACGAGAAACTTCGAGATTATATTGATAAATTAGGGGCAGAAAAGGGTACTCAGAGGTTTCTGGTGGAACATGCTCAGTTGATAAAACAGTTTGAGCCGAAGGAACCTATTAAGGTAAAGGATATCTCGGAGTTACATAAATCTCTTGGGTCATATAATGCTATCAATGGCACTAATCATTCTCTACTTATAAGAAAAGGTGGTGAAGATATTCCATATGGAAGCAAGAAGCTTTCTGATAGTGCAAAATATGAGGTTAAGATGAATATTGATTATGGAGATTCATTAAAGCCAGAAGATAATAGATTAAATGCTCCATCATTGGAATCTATCGGTGACGAAGATCCAACTAGGGATGCTATGTACTTTCTTAATGCTGAAGATATAAATCCAAGAGAATTTGATACAAAAAAGGAAAATTTTGATGATCCTACATTAAATGATTATCACGTATTCACAGATGTAGAGGAGGATGCATTATCCAGTTTTATGGATCCAGAACAGTTGCATACCAGATATAAGATCAGAGGAACAAACTTTGGTCAGGATAGCGGAATTATGCAAGTGTTATCACAGGCAACGGCTAAGATTGAAGATATACAAAAGTCACTAACAAGGTTAAACACAAACAAATCAATTCTTAACAGGGAGATTGGCGATCTAAAGAAGAAAGGAGTTTCTGATTCCAGCGAAGATATTTTGTCGAGAATAAAAAGACGTGATGCCATAGAGGATAAGATGAGATCTCAGACTGCCTCTATGAAAGAATTTAAGACTCAGATATTGGATATGGGAAGCAATCCCAATAATCTGACAATTCCTGGTCTTAGAAAATTATTCGATTTCCATAAAGATTTTGCGATGAAAATAGCTAATGCCAAAGACCCTTCCTGGGATGACATTAACATAGCTTATCAAGCAATGAAAATGTGGAAAAATGCTCCAGAGATGGTTATGGAACAAGGCGATATCATACATCCAGATGTAATCCGAGGATTGAAGGAAATAAGTACTGGAGCTACTGATGAGATGTTTAACAAACTTGAAGCTAAGGCTATAGACCTGATGACGAAGGAGTCCAATGAAAAGTTATCCATTATATTAGACGGTAAGGATTTCAGAAGAGCTCAAGATATATCCTATCTTAAGATGGCATTGCAGAAAGGTTCTGATACTCCAATAAAAATTCTTAGTGTTGCTGATGGGGTCATTAAAAGGGCAAATTTAAAAACTCAAGGAGAGACTATAGAAGTTCGTAGGATGATTAAGAATATGTTCGATGAACTTGCTAAGAATAAATTGAAACCTGAGATGTTTATGGCTTACGACAAAGATGGAGAATGGACGGGAAAGGCTATAGGCAGAAATACTCCAGAGTTTTACGACGATTGGGAGAAATCAAAGGTTGATTTTGAGACGGAGATGGACAATGCTATGCGAATCAAGAAACCAGAAAATAAACTAAGAGATCAGAAACTGGCCTTAAATAAGCGTAACGACTATGTACGTTCTAGGATGATAACCATTAACCCAGAAGAACTATTAACTGAATCTGGAAGAAAGCGTATCGAAGATAAATTGGCATCTGCCTCTGGAGATCGAGAATATGCAAAAGATAGAATCATTGATGCTCAGATGAAATATGATCAATATAAGAGGGATTTCGAAAGAAAGAAGCAATTCTATAAAGATCAGTTTGCTGATGGAGATATTAAAAGTGAGAAAGAATTAAAAAGTAGAATAGACAACTGGGAGAGAAATAATTCCCCAGTGGAATTATCAAAATACATATCACAAAAAGACGTAGGCAAAGATCTTAGACTCCCAGAATGGAGTGATATAGAGAGATATACTACACACGTTCCTAAAGATAAATTTACAGATGGATCTCCAACCAATTATTATAACCAAGATTTTAAAGACAAGATTTTAAGTAATCCAAAAGCTTTTCAGTTTTATAATGACCACTTTAACTTAATGCAGAGATTGTTATCTTATCTACCTTCATATGCAAAACGTGGTTTGTCTCCTACCTTCCTAGCATCTGTGAAAGATACCGAATTTAATATCTTAATGAGAAAAAACGGCAGAGGCATACTTGCAGGTGCTAAGAAAGAGTTTATGGACTCTCTCACTACCAGCACACATGAACAGGGATACTATCAGAAACTGGATCAATATGGTAATGTAAAGAGGAATATTCCCGTTCAGCATATAGGTGGATTAGATATTATGGATAGAAGTAGGAACCTAAAAGAAATGGCATATAAATTTGCAGAGACTTCTATTGCCTATAAGCATATATCTACTGTTGAGCCACTTGTAACACTTATGAACTCCTTTCTTCGTGAGATGAAAAAACCTGATGGTTCTATAGGAGGGTTACCGCATGCCAAGAAAATGCTTCAGCATATTATAGATAATAATATTTATGGAGATAGATTTAACACTGAATTTGTTACAGGCGCCAAATCATTTGATAATAAAAAACAAAGTTTTAAGGTCTTGGGAGAAGTTAATGATATACCAATTATATCAGAGTATAATAATCTGGTGAAATCTATCGGTGTTGAAGAAGCAACTAAAAAGATGTCTGAGAAATACAAAGATCATGTTGTAACTGTAAATGAGAAAACAGCATCTAGGGATATAGATGAGAGAATGTCAGACTTGGAGGATCTTCGCGATAATAAAACTATTGGAGAGGTAGAGTACGAGAAGAGAATGAATATATACAAAGAAGCACAGGCTACTTTGGGCCGTAATTTTACTATATCTAAGATGCTAGATCAAACAATGAGATTAGGATATAAGAAAACATTCATGTTTCAATTCTTCCCAGCATTTGGAAACGAGGCATATGGAGTTATAAGTATTTTAAATCATGGATCTGCAAGACAAGACTATAATCCATCAGATGCTAGGTGGGCGATAATGCAAGCACATAAGGATGCCTTCAGATCAATACGCGCAGATTCTTTAGAGAACAATAAGACATGGAACTGGGCACAGATACTTGGCGTTCATAGAGAAACAATGGAGGCAATATATAAGGCCGAGAGTTACGATTTGAGCATTTTAGGTCCTATGGGTCTTATGAATACTAGTGAATATTTAAATCGTACCGGTACTATGAATGCTATGCTAAAATCCACAAAAATAAAAGATCTAAAAGGCAATGAACGTAGTCTATGGGATGCCAGAAATGCTGATGGCACCTGGAACACTGCAGAATTTGCAGACTCTAAGGAGTGGAATGGTCACTATGATGATCCTGAGGCCAATAAAGAGCATTTTAAATTTGCTATTAAGGTAGCAGAGATAAATGCTAAGTTACATGGGAATATGGACAGGGAGACAATGCCAGAGGCCAAAAGGCATATTCTAGGTAGAATGCTATCCATGTATAAAGCTTCTTGGGCCGTAGAAGGTATTGATGATCGTTTTGGAGAACGCAGATACAGTGAACCTCTTGGAAGAAACGTAGAGGGTAGATATAGAACCGTCTTTAATATGTTTAAGGATAATGGGTTTGCCAAAAGTACCGGTGCATTGGTTAAATTATTAGCATTTCAGGGTGAAGGAGCATTTAAAAATATCAAGATGCGGGATGTCGATAAACAGATGTTAGTCGGTAATATCCGTAAAACCATGAAAGAGATGCATTATATGCTTGGATTAACTGCCGCATATATGGGACTTTCTGCTGCTGTGGTCAATGATAATGAGGACAAAACGAAGATCTATCTTGCCATGAACTCTACATATAAACTTATGGGTGATATGTCTTTCTACTTCTCTCCAGGAACCTTTAATCAGTTTATCACGAATCCTATTCCAGCGGCTAGTGTCTTTACCGACTTTGGGAAACTGATGTATGCCTTTCAACAATATGTCAAGGGAGATAATGCCTATTACGACGAAAGTAAGTTAATGGAAAATTTCACTAGACAATTTCCAGTTCTCAATGCCTATAATAAATGGAACTATAATACCGATAGGATATTGGCTAATGTCAATCATTAAAAAAGGGGGGATTAACTTTCCCCCTTTTTATTTAAATTGTCATAAAATTCTAAAATCTCATCAAAAAGAAAGTACTCATTGAGCCCAGGTTAAAAGATACCTAGCGAATCGACTCAATTCTCGTTCGTCACTATTTAGTTTTTCCACCATATTGGTAAAATTTCCCTGTCCTCCGATATTATCATTATATGCACATATACCCCTATAGAAGTTCTTTTTGTTTATGGAGATATTATATTCTGATAACAATTTCCTTTTTACCGTACTTCTTACTGAAAATTCTGTTTCCATTTATTTTAATATTATTTTATCATTATTATAATCTACAAGTAATTTTAAATTCCAATTCAAGAGTTCACGTACTGCCATTGAATAACCTATTTGTTCATCTATTGACATATTTTCATTCTCGTTAGCATTCATTTCTCTAATTTTTTTGCCGAAAGCATCTTTAAATATAATAGTTTCCACTTCATTACTCATCTTGAAAAATTTTAACAATTATATCATCACTTAATAATGGGCAGTTGTCCAATACCTTTTTATTACCACTTTTTATTATATTCTTATAGTCAAGAAATATAATGCTTCCAGTTCTATTACACACATATCTCATGCTTCCCTCTAAGTCATCCCAGTCCTGATATTGAAACGGACAACCCTTACAACTTACTACTCCTATATTCATTTCTTAGATTTTAGAAATTGTTCATAAATGTTTCTCATACTTAATGGTGGCAATCCAAATTCTTTTGCCATAAAAGTGCCAAAATCAATAGCAATTTCTTTTTTCTCTTTTTCTATTTTTTGACGAAGTAAAAAATCTTTATAGTCGTCACCTTCTTGTGTTATATTCATTTTTTCATTGCTAATATACTACCAATAATAAAACATATACTTCCTATAATGAAAATGAAGTATGATATATTTTTAATAATAAAATCTCTCATCTTAGTTGTATTTTAAATCCTTTTTCACGTAATTCTATTAAATTATCATTATCTATTTTAACCTTATAATCTAAATGCAATATCCTATTTTCTAAATCAATAATCTTCATAAACACATTCTGTTCATTACCCTTCATATAACACTGAAGATATAATCTAAGCAATGGTAGTGAATTCATAGTCGCAGTGATATATATGGATTTTGCATCACATCGAACTTCATCAGCAGGCATAAAACTAACGATATCAATCCTACTTTCTGAATTTTTTGATGACACAGTGAGAAGATACATCTTATTTACGAAACATTTGGAAAACATCTTTTCATATAATTTCCCGAAAAGATACATCTTTTCATCAACTTCTCCATCAGAGAATGTTATCTTGGCATATTTATTGCCAAATTTACTATCACGTTCTTCTATATCTCTTATGAAAGCTAATAATGTTCTATTATCAAATGGTTCTGTTTCTTGTAGCAACTGATTAATAGTAGTATTACAATACCTACATCTCACTGTCTCAAATTCATCAAATGTAGAATAAAGAAAATTAAATCCTGTTAAATCTTTTTCCCGTTCTATTACTAAAAGAGGATTAAAATTCTTGGGTTCATCCATCTTTATCTCCACATCTAATGAATCTTCTGAATCAAAAAGTGATAACTGAGATCCCCTGGACTTCTTTTTTGAAATAGAATTTACAATCTTATCTAGATTATGAACAATTTTTGCTCTTTGATAAAATATGTTTTCAACAATTGAATTCATTTTTTATGCTTATCGCAATATTGGGGAGAAAGATAATATTTAGGATCACTACCATTAGTATTGAAACATTCCAATTCATGAGGAGTAAATTCATATCCCACCTTAATTATTTTTCTGCATTTAGAACATAATAAAGCTAAGTTACCACTATTATATTCAAAAATAGCTTTTTTCATATCAATCCCACTCCTCTAAATAAGGTTCTCTGTTTTCTTGTACACAGCGTATGGCTAAATCAACATCCCATTTATAGGATATAATTTCTCCATCAATAACTCTACAGGTATTGCCATATAACTGTTTGTTTACTTTTATAGGATCTACATTTAAACTTTTACATAATTCAATTATTTCTAAATCCGTAAATCCTTCTTCGTATTTTGTTTTCACGTGATATTTAAAATTTTAAATAATACTCCAGCATTTTCCTTATCTACAGTAGTAAATGTACCATTAATCATCATTGGGACAGGAATAATCTCCCATATATTATCGTCATCAATATAACTACATTTAGTCATAATATCTAATGGTAATTGCAAGGCGTTGATAAAATCATATCGCCTCTTGGAATCTCTGATAAAGTGAAATCCAACAAGAATAGGTTTCTCCAATTTATCTGCTAGAGATCTGAACCATTCTATCTGCTCCACATCATTCCATTGATGGATGTGTTCTTTCTTATATTTAGATACAGATGGAGAATCTATAAGACAGTTCATACTCTTGACAAAAATCCTGCTATTCTTCAACGAGGGTATGTTCCCTCCAATAAAGCATAAGTTTTGTGTCCTGAGGAAGTTCTTCTGCTTCAAGATTTCTAACGTACTTAATTCTATATTCTCTAGGTTCATTTTCTCTGATTTTTTTTAATACTGATGGGTAATCATTTTCTTCATAGATCTTAACTTTTTTTGAAGATCCATTAGTAACACATGTTATAAATCGTGGCATGTTAATGTATATTAACTTTATGGTATTCAACCATTATATTGCATTTATTTGCTTCCTGAACTTCTCTGTTACACCCTTTAGAATTGGCCACAAGTTCAAGCCCCTTACTTGTATCTCCATCCATACATGGCACAATTACAACCACTTTCTTGCATAACCTAAGCATCGGTAAATCTTGATCCATCCAAAACTCCTGATCTAATCTATAGCTTTCGGGCATATGCCTGGCAATTGGATGAGAATGACTAATAGGAGAAAAGATGGAATCTCTATTAGGAAGCATTAATTCTGCAGCTTTAACATTTGCTATTTCAAAAGCCTTATCTGGGTTCCACGAATATGGTATTGCTAAATATGTCATTATTTTATGTTTTTAGTATGAAAATTATACATCATCATATTTGCCATTATATGTCCAGAATGACGCTTACCGCTATGAGAACCACATTTACCTGTTTTACATTCTTCACAGTTAGGATCAAAATCGAATTCATCACCATTAAATAAAGACAACAAATGTCTCATAGCGGATTTTAGATGTTCTCTGGGATTATCACAAGGAAGTTTCCAGTTTTCTCGTGCATATTTAGTTGCACCATAGGTCATTACCTCAACTAAAGGCTTGATTGAATCAAAGTCTAACAATGTCCAATCTAATTTTCCTTCATTATATCTTAATGCTTTTTCTGTCATAATCAACCCCCTGTCGTATCTTCTGTAAAATATGTTCCATTTGGTAGTAATCTTACGCACCATCCACAAAATTGTATATCTATATAACTGGTACTAGGAAATAATTTTCCCTCTTTCATTTCATCATTTACATAGATATTTAATTCCTTCCAATTTATTTTATTTTTTTCTTCTTTTATCATTATTATAAATTTAATGTTTCTTCGTTACCAAACTTACTTTCATATTCATCAACTAATGAGTCTATATCATTAACCATAAAGAACTTCTCTAGTTTTCTTTTTACTTCTTTATTCTTATATAATATCTTTTCCATCTCTTGGAAACTCTTTGTGGTGGGAGCACGGGATAATAAAATAGTCTTACATTCATCACTCACCTGACTATATCTACCAGACATAAGTAACTTATAGTCATTGATATATTCGTATTTAATAGAATATAATAGGTAAGTTCTATCCACAACCTGTTTCATTAATATCCCATATTGATGAAACCTATTATCTTTTTCTGTCTTATATTCTAATATCACACTATTAGGGATTCCTATCTTAGCGTAACAATTAAGAGGGAAGTCTGCATCTGCAGACCATCCCTCTATCAACGGCAGAATATAAAGTATTGACTTATTTGGAATCATAATCTATTACCTCTAGTCGGTATATATCCAGTTTGTCCCACTATGGAACTATATGGAATTGGATTATTAGGTGTTATTAAATATGGATCTGCTCCTGTCCAATATTGTCGTTGTTGAGATAAAAATTCCTCACGTAAAGCATCTGTTAGCGATTGCGAACCTTGTGCATTTGTATATGTTACCTGTTGTGGTGTATTATATACATTCGTATTCCAAGATACTCCCTGTGAACCTGAAACTCCTTGTGACCCCGATGGTCCAAATCCAGACATTGCCGCTAGTCGTATTTTCTCTAGAGTTTTTTGTGTTTCTTCTTTTTTACGATCTTCAATGATTTTTTCTTCTTCTGCTAACTTTAGATTTAACTCTCTTGTGATAATTATATAATCTATATCTTCTGGAAAATTAACACCCTTTATATGTTTAACAGTTGCAGATTCTATGATATCCTTAAGATGTTTATTGTAACTATTATCATCTGTGGATGGATTTAGGCAATATTCACGTTTAGCTTTGAGAATCGTATAATAATTAACATATCTAACACCGTCAATAAGCATAGTATTCTTCTCTATATTGGAAAAGTCCATAAAGAAGACATCAATTTTTAATTCTTTTATGTTATTTTCATTAAATATACGAATTATATTCGTCTTATTTAGCTGGTATTCATATTTAGTTAAACAAAAAGCAATGATTTTTTCTTTTAGATTGGTATCTAAAAATAATGCTTCTTCTTTTTCTAATATTAACTCAGAGATAACTTTATCTGCTAATAGTTCTGCTTCTTTTTTATCATGTATCTCCCAATTTTGAGGATTAAAAAATGGATTTTTGGGTTTTTTGCTTATTTTATATTGTTGTTCTTTTTTAGAAAATAAATCTAAGATCTCATCATAATCATCAGAAACCTCCTCAAATTTCAAAAAACTAATAGGTTCTTTTACTAATATTTCCTTCTTAGATTTATTTTTAGTAATTATAGGTTTACTTTTTAATATAAATCCAATAAATTTGTTAACACCAAGATCTTTTGATAAATTTAACTCTTGATTATTAAAGTTTACTTCGTGTTTAGTATCACCATCTCTACAACTTTCACAAGAACAGTATCTCTTAAGACTTTCAACAATCCATCGCTCTTCTTTAAGGAAATTACTAATTTCTCTAATATTTGTATTAACTATTGACTGTAGATGTGATTCATTAAAAGCAAAGTTTTGATCTACAAATAAACATATATCAATATCTTTAGTCTCTCTGGACTCTCTTAAGATACCTTCACGTACTAAGGCAGGATATCCTCCTAATGCCATTGGTGCCCTATCATCAAAAAGCTTAATTATCTCTGGATATATTTGTATTACTTGATTTACATTCATCTTAAATTAGTTTATCAATTGATACTATACCATTGTTTTCAGCTAATAGCCTATGTTTATCAAAAACCTGATTTTCTATATACCAATTAGCATCATTAAAAATTTTCCATATACCATCATATGCCTTACCGTTATATATTATAGATTCTGAATTATCTCTAATGAATTTTTCTGATAATGGAACAATAATACATTCTCTATTAGATTTCTTAGGAGAATATATAAACTTAAAATCCTGAGGATCACACTTTTCCCAGTCGGGAAAATATTTCTTTCTTAAGGCCATCAGACCCACATAATATAATATACCTTGGATATCATATCTAAAATCTATTAACTGCTCGGCGAATTTATATGCTGGTTTTGTTCCTGATTTAATATCTGTGGCATATATCTTTTTCTTTGAGAAATTAAATTTTAAAAGATCGTACATCACCCTAAACTTCCTTTTTATGGAACCTTCTAATTCTAGTTCAAATTCCCATTTAAATTGTGGTATTACTATTTCTTCTTCATGTTCTTCTATTATCTCCATAGCAATGGGATTCGACTTAATATTTTCTATTGCACTTAGTGCTTTATCATATTCATCGGATGTAAGTTCTATCTTATCAGATGGCAATGACGCTCTTTTTAGTTTTTCAAAGAAATCTGAGGTGAATTTTGCTTTAAGCTTTTCTACGTCTACTAATGATCCATAAATTCCATTTTCACGGCATTTTAAAACACAATCATCTATTGATGGTTCATATACACCTACCATTAAAAATAATTGTAATAATGCCTCTAAGGATGCATTTAATTCAATCTTAGGTTTTGATCTGTCAAAATATAACTCTAGATTTTCCCTGTCTGTGAAATATTTATCTACATAATTACCCACATCTAAAGCTCCACCAGAGTGTTTTCTACTTTCTAATACCAAGCACCATGGACCATCGGGAATATTCTTTAATGTCGAATAGTTTAACGAAGGAGACTCACGATAAGCCTCCTCCGTTTTAAATAATTGTAATGATTCTATTTCTTCTCTATTCATATTACAGTGTGATTAATTCTAAAAATTTAATTTTATCACTAAGAGTTGCACCCCTATTGATATGGTTTTCTACCAAATCAAATATATTGGGATTTTCTGGAAATGGTTTTTCACCACATCCATTTAAACATAGTACAAGATCAGAATTTATCACTGATAATTTGAAGTTGTTAAATGCTGCAACAGTGGTAAATATAAATGGTATCTTATTATCAGATATGGATATCTGTGCTAATACTCTTGCAATAATAGGTCTCCACAAGGTTTTACAAAAAAAGAAATCCTTCTTTGTAACTGATAATGCTTCGTTAAGAAGTAAGACTCCATTATCTTGCATTTTAATTAAATCTGAAGACATTTTACCTTGGAAATATTTAGTTAAGGCACAGTCCTGTACTATTTTATCATGTAATATAGTGCCCTGACAAATATTTGATGGTGAATTATAGCAGAATGCACTACCAGTCCATACATTTAACCTGCCGATATCAGGCATACTACCAACAATGACACATTTTATTTCTGCAAAATCACAGTATGAAAATGCATTCATTGGAAGTTCTGGATACATCTTATCTGTTAAAGATAATAAATTAATATATTTAAATGCTTCCTGTACATCATTAAAACCAAGACATTCATCTAATATAGTTCCCTGTGTTCCAAATGTGGATAACTCATTAAATAATTTTGGCTGAATGTATACCTCTTTAATTATACAACTTTTCTTTTGATCCTGTATCTGCATCATTTTTTATGTTTTCAAAATATTCAATACCATTTGATTTAGGATTCCACTGAGATAAAGTAGAAATTCTATAGTTTATATAAGAAAGCATCCATTCTAATTCTACTCCCTCAAAACGTTATTTTACTAAAGTTATAACATCAG